GAGGTGGTCGAGGATGTACTTGTCGGCCTCCGACACGCCGGGCTGCTTCGTGTCGTTGATGAGCTGGCGCAGGTACTTGAGCGCGTCGCGCAACGGCACCGTCTCCGTGCCGAACTTGTCCTCCATGGCCTTGAGGACAGGGTCCGCCATACGACGTTCGCGGCTGCCCATCCACGCCCCGGGGCGCTGCGTGACACCGCCGGGGTACTCGACGTACTTCGTCAGCGAGGGCAGGCTTCCGTAGGTCGTCCCGAGCGCGCGGTACTCCTTCTCGGCGGCGACGGCTTCTTTCGACGCAGCCTGCATCGCCTTCTGCGCTGCATCGACTTCGGGGCCTGTCTTCTTGACACGCCACACCTTGTCGTACGCGTCGGTGGCCTCCTTCAGCTTGCGCTCGGTGTCCCGCACGCGGGCCATCGCGGCCTTGACCTCGTCCGGGTTGGGCAGCACGGTGCCGCTCGGCAGCGTGACCACCGGGGGCTGGGGGACGGGGGGAGGAGGGGGAGGCGGAGGCGGAGGAACAGGCGGAGCCGGGGGTGCAACAGGCGGCTGCACCGGGGGCTGCGGCGGAGGAGGGGGGGGGGGAGGGGGGGGAGGAGGCGCGGCGGCTGCGGCCTTCTTCGCTTCTTCGAGCGCCTTCTCGGCGTCGGCGACCTTCTGCTCAGCGGCAGCGATGGCGTCGCGCTCCGCCTTCGTGAACTGGGCGACGAGCGCGGGGTCGTTCGCGTTCTGGGCCGCGCGGGCCGCTTCGATGTCCGCCAGCGCCTTGCGGGCGGCGGCGAGGTGCGCCTCGTCCGTGGCCAGCTGCGCCTTGGCGGCGTTGAGGACGCTGGCCTCCGGGAAGACGGGCATCGTCGTGGCCTTCTGGCTGGCTTCCACGATGCGCTTCGCGGCGTCCTTGAACTGCTGGTCCGTGAACGCGTCGAGCGCGCCGCCCCGGTTTCCGCCCAGTGCAGCGGCCTTCAGCCGCTCGTAGATGGCCGCTTCGGCGTTGGGACCCGCCGCCGTGATGGCCTTGCGGAGACGGTCCTCCGCGAAGGAGGCGTCCAGCGTGGCGTTGACCCACGCGTCGTCGATGGCCCCGGGGGGCATGTGCAGCGCGTCGATGGCAGCGGTGAGCGCCGCCTTGTTCTTGCCCGCCGCCGTGGACATGACGCGGGTGCCCTCGCGCGCACGGAGCAACGCGGCAACGCCCGTCTTCACCGTCGCCTCGTCGCGCCCGGTGGTCTTCATGAGCGCCGGGATGAGGTTGGGCACGTCGAGGGCTTCGGCCATGACGAGACCTTGGATGAAGCCCTGCTCGCCCAGCAACGAGCGGGCCTGCGCCATCTCGATGCGGGTGGTCTGGGTGGCCAGCTTCATGAGCGCGTCAGCTTCCGCCGTCGTGGTGAGGCGACCCTCGCGCATGGCCTGAGCGAGACGGATGGTCTCGTCCGCCTCGGTCATCATGTCCTGCATGGCCTGTACGATGGTCTTGCCCGGGGACGCCGTGATGCGGCCCGTGAGCATCCCCGCCAGCACGTTGGCCCCGTCCGCCGGAGCCGACTTCCCATAGCCCATGGCGATGGTACGCAGGACATCCTGCGCCCGTCGCGTGTCGCCGCCCACCATGTCGAGCACGACGGCCCGCATCATGGCCGGGGTGACCTCCTTGGCTCCGGAACGGGCGAGGTAGCGGTCGAGCGCGGTCCCAACCTTCGTCGGGTCCAGCTCGGTCATGGCCTTCTGGAGCCACTGGGTCCGGACCTGCAACGTGGGCATGTGCGTCTGGAGGATGCTCGCCGCCTTGGACTGGCGACCTGCGACCTGCGCGGCCATGCGCTCGGCTTCCTGCATGGCGTCCGTGGCCAGCTTCGTGTACTCCTCGTCGCCCACGAGGAAGCGAGCCAGCGCCGGGAGGCTCTGGTTCACCTCGTCCACGGACTTCCCGAACTGGTTCACGATGTCGTCGCGCAACTGGGCAATCTGGGGGGCCAGCTTGGCGAGGTCCGCGCGGTGGCGGAGGGTGCCCGGGGTGAGCACGTCCGCCCCGGTCTCGATGGCGTCCATGACCTCGTTGATGACATCCTGCGCGCCATACAGGTTGTCGGCGTACTTGGCAGCCAGCGCGGGGTCAGCAACCTTGCCCGCCGTCGCCATCGCCTTGCGGGTCTTCGCCAGCGCCTGCGCCTGCTCCACGATGGTGGCCATCGTCTTGCGGAGGTACTGGTCCTGCGACGCCGTGGTCTCGAAGAACCGCTCGACGGCGCTCTGGTACTTCTGCCACAGCTCGGGCGCGACCTGCGGAAGCTCCAGCCACTTGCCGTAGACGACGCGTGCGGCGGGGAACATCTCCTCCGTGCCCTTGAGCTTCGACACGTTCTGGAACGCCGACATATGCATGAGCATCGGCTGGACGAACCGGGTGCCAAACGTCCGCGCGATGATGTCGTGCATGAGGCGGTATGGGTGCGTGACGCTGGCCCGGAGCGCGTTCTGCCCGACGTACGCGAGCACCTCGCCCGGGGTCAGCGTGCTGTACGGGGACATCCCGACGTTCTTCGCAGTCGCCACCTTCTCGGCGAGCTTCCCGTACTGGTAGCTGTCGAGGAGCTTCTCGGTGACCTTGCCCACCTTGGTCACGGGCTGGGTCAGCTCGACAAGGCTGTAGGTGCTCTCCCCGAACGGGACGTGGAACTGGAGACCTCCCTTCTTCGTGACGAACGCCTCCGTGCCACGGAACGTCTTCCCCGCTCCAAGCAGGGGCTGGGTCAGGAGCCGCTCGTTCTCGGCAGCCTTGAGCACCCGGCGCGCGTTGTCCGCGAACGCCCGCTCCGTGGCAGCGGACTTCTCCAGCTGCGCCGCGAGCTTCACGATGTCCTTGCTGGCAGCCTTCGGGTTGGCGAGGGTCTGGGCCACGCGCCGCTGCATGGCGATGAGGGCTTCCTCATGGGCCGGGAGTTCCGCCGCTGCGGCAGCGTTGGTCTTCGCCAGTTCCTTCATGGCCTTGAACGCCGTCTCCGCTTCGTCGAGCAGGGGCCGAAGCGCGGCAGCTGGCGTGCTCACGTTGGAGCGAAGCCCCGCCGCGCGGGTCGCGGCCACATCTGCGCGCGCCGTGGCATCCAGCTCGGCCTTCATGAGGGCCTGACGCGCCGCCGTCGTCTCCGCCGCCGTGGCTTCGCCTCCTGCACGGATGACCACGCGCATCGCGTCGTCGATGGGCATCTGGGCGCTGCGCGCCACGGCTTCCGCCGCCGACACGCCCGTCGAGGAGAGACGGTAGGCGTCGTCGCCCACACTGATGACCTTGCTCGCCTTGCCCGCTGCTCCGAAGAACATGAGCGGGTCAGATACGAGTTCCGTCGCAGCGCCAAAGACGACGCGGCCAAGGTCGGACTGTAGGGCTTGGTACGCCTTCTGGTGCGCCGCCGTGGGAGCGGTGGCTTCGAGGCGCGCGGCCAGCTCCTTGGGGATGACGTAGTTCAGCGCCACTTCAGCCGTGGGGCGCGCCACGCTGGAGAAGTAGAGCCCCGGTGTCTTCGCCCATTCCGTGATGAGGTCGTCGCTGGCAAGGGTGCGGTACGCGTTCTTCCCCACCTGTTCCACGTTGGACAGGTACGCGTCGCTCGGGGCGAACCCGCCCAGCGCCGCCGCGTTCACACGCCCAAGGAACCGCGCGCCTTGCCCCGCGAGACCCTCCAGCGTGTCGCCCATGGGCGTGCCGCTGTCAGGGAGCACGGCTTGAGCCGTCGCCCCACCAAGGAAGTACGCGCCACGGCGCACGAAGTCGAAGGGTTCGAGCCACCCCATGAGCGTCTCAAGGGGGCCGGGCTGCTGCTCCTCCTTGATTTGCTCCACGGTGACAGGAGGCGGCTTGCCCGTGAGGCTCGTGTAGATTTGCTCCCGCGCCACGAGCTGGGTTGCGGCGGGCATGTACTGGGTGCCCCCGAACGCCCGTCCCGCCTCCGCCGGGTTCAGCCGCACCCGTCCCATGCCGGGGCCCGCCGGGGTGTCGTACTGGGTCTCGGCGTACGGGAAGAACTGCGTCCCCGGAGCCACGCCCTCCACCACCGGAGCCGCCGTGGGCAACGCCGGGGGCGCGCCCACCGGGAACAGCTGGCGAGGCGCGGCAAACTGCGAGCGGTATGGCTCGGAGGTCCCGCTCGGTGTAGTCGGCGCTGCGAACGCCGGGGCCCCCTTGAGGGCCTCGTCGAGCGTAGGCGGGTTGTCCGTGAGGAAGGTCGAGGAGGGCTTGGACATGCCCCCCTCTTACCTCATCCTGCGATGCCCCGGGCCCGCTGTGCCATGAACCCCTGCGGCCCAAACAGTTGCGACCGCGCCCCCGTCGTCGTGGCCAGCGCCTGCTGGAGGGGAGATGGCATGGCAGCCTGCGGGATGGGCTGTGTCGGCGTGGCCCCGGGCGCGGTCTGCGCGGGTGTCGTTCCGACGGCCTCGTCGATGCCCTGCGACCACTTGCTCACGTCGAACTTCGTCGGGATGGCCTGCACCGGGGCGATGTCGATGGGCTTCGCAGTCGGAAACGCCGGGGTGGACGCCTCACGCGCGGCCTGCTCCTCGGGGGTCTGGGGCACAACACGGCCACGGCTGGGCGCGGGTTCCTCCGGAAGTTCCGGCTGAGGCACAGCCTGACCCTCGGCGGCGTAGGCAGCGGCGCTCTCCTTCGCGGCCTGCTTCGCGGCCCCTGCCTCGTTCGCTGCCTCCGTGGCGACGACCTTCCGGTACTGCTCCGGGTTGGTGAGGATGTTCTGCTCTGTGCCCGCCACACGGCGGAACACGGCGAGCTTCGTCGGGTCCTGCGCGGCAGCGATGGCGGCTGCTTCGTCCGTCGCCGCTCCCACGAGACGTGACCATGCGGTGAACTGTTCGTCGCCCATGGACTTTCGGAGCGCGTACGTCGCGGCGGACAGTCGGTCCGGAGTGACCTTGCCGATGTTCTTCTCAAGGCTCTTCAGGTACTCGATGCTCTTGTCAATGCCCGGGGCCACGGGGAGGTTCGCAAGGCGCTGCGCGAAGCCCTCCATGGGGATGGTCGCCGCGACTTCCTGCCGGAGGGCGTCGTCGTACGCCTTCTTCTGGAGGCCCCATGCCTTCTGCACGTCTGGGTCTGCGCCAGCGGGAAGGGGCTTGGGTTCCGTGTACCCCTTTGCGGTGAGACGGTCCTTGGCGACCTGCGTCTGCGCGAACGGGTCGTCAGTGGTGATGAGCCCGACGATTTTCTTCGTGTTGTCCAGCAGGGTCTTCTTGACCGCCGGGTTGATGCCGACGTTCAGCTTGCTGAGCTGCTCGTTCGCCTGCCGCAGCATCTCTTCCTTCGCCTGCGACTGGGTCTGGGCGAAGTTCGTGTAGATGTTCGCGTCGCCCGCTGCTTGGATGGCGGCGTTCTGGAGCTGCCCTGCCGCGCGAGTACGCAGCTCTGCGTACGCCTGCTGGAGCACTTCGTCAGGCACCTTGCCCTTCGCGCTCTGGAGCGCAGACGCGAGGGCCGTGTCGATTTGGCGCATGGCCCCGTAGGAGTTCGGGACCAGCGCCTGCTGGTTCGAGCCCCGGAGCAACGTCTGGGCCTTCGAGACCATGCCCCCGGGGCCAGACACGAACTGCTGGTCCAGCGCGTCCACGAACGCGTCGAAGCCGGGTCCCACCATGCTTGGGCTTCCAGCTGCGGGGGCCAGTTCCGCGTACATCTTCGCGGTCTCGGAGTTCGGGTCCGACAACGCGGAGGACATGGCGGTCTGGTTCGCGGCGAGGCCCGTCGCCGGGTCCGCGAACCCCTTCATGAAGTCTTCTTCCGGCGTCCCGGCGGCGATGGCCCCGCGCGCGTTGGCGTACACCTTGTTGTTCAACTCCAGAATGTTCGCTTTCGCGGAGGCGGTCATGCCCTGCGCCTTGGCCTCGTCGGCAAGGGCGCTCATCAAATCAGCCTGCGTGGCCGCGAACTTCGTGGCCATATCGGTCATGCCGGAGATGACGCCCCGCTGGAGTTCCGCCTTGGTCTTCTCCAAGTCTGTGAGGGATTGGACGATGGCCAGCCGCATACGCATCTCGCCCTCGATGTCGCGAGCCTGCTGGATGGGCGTGTCGCGCGCCGTCCGCCACATCTGAAAGTAGTCCGCCATGTTGGGCGCACGGCCCTGCATACCTGCCATGATGACCTCCTAGCCCACGCCGGGGGCGGGAACGGGGACACCCGCGAGCGCGCCGACGGCGGTCGCCCACTTCTGGCGCTCGCTCATGCCGCCCTGACCAGCGGCCTGCTGCTGCGACGGGGTGAGGCCCAGCGCCGTGTTCGCCTGACCCAGCGCCGCCTGACGCCGCGCCTGCTCCGACTGGATGAGGTACTGCTGGAGCTGGGCGTTCTGGGCGCGCTGCTGTGCTGCGGCCATGAGGTCCTGCTCGCGGAGCTGCCCCTGACCCTGCATCATGGCTTGCTGCCCAGCGCCGATGACGCCGAGCTGCTTCGCCGTGTTGATGCCGCTCTCGCCACCGCCCATGGCGTTGCCCCGAGCCAGCTGCGCCAACGCCTGCTGGGACTGAGCCTGCACGTTGCTCGCCATGGCAGCCTGCGCCTGCTGGCGGAGACCCTCGGACATGCCGCCCGCGCCACCCGCCAACCGCTTGCGGTCGGCCTCGACCTGCTTCTTGAGCGCGCGCTCTTCCTTGCTGGGGATGTACGACGCAGCGGCCATCCCCAAACCCAACAGGTTCGGGGACAGGTCTGCGAGGGCTGTTCCTACTCCGGGACCCATGGTGAACTCCTACCTCAGTGCGAGGACCCATACCCCGCCAGTTGGGATGACGACTTTGGCCTTGGGCCCGTCGGGCGCGAAGATGCCCGCCCACAGGCTCATGCGGACACGCGTATGCCCCTTGGGCACGTTCTTCACCATGCCGAACTTGGACACGTAGCGCCAGCGGTTCTCGCACGCGTAGCCGGGGTCCACGCCGTCCGTTTGCAGATGGTCAGTCGTGCGCGCGTGCGGGAGCCTCCCGTACATGCCCGGGAACACGTTGCCCCCGAACTCGATGCGGTAGTCCCAGAACTCGTAGAACGGGCCACCGTGCAGCACCTTGTTGTCCCACACGGTCGCGTCCTGCTGGAACGACGCCTGTACGCCGAACAGCACCACGCTCGCTTCCCATGGGAGGAAGATGTTGGTGGTGTGCTGCGCCAGCACCGCGCGCTCGGAGATTTCCTGCCCCTGCTTGCCGCCTCCACCCATCTGGCGGGCGTACACGAACTCGTGCTGGTCGAAGCCGTACCACTTCCCCTGCGCGAAGGAGCCGTACTGCCACCCCCATGCCGGGAGCGTGGAGCCGGACTTCCAGTTCGCGGCTTCCATCGCCCCGTTCATGGCCTCGAAGGTCAGGTGGGGGATGACAGGCTGCGGCCCGTACACCATCTTGTCGTACATCTCAGCCGCTTCAGCCGTCGTGGACGTGAGGGCTACTCCGGGAAGGTCCGCCATCTCAGCCTCCGTACAGGTTGACGAACCCGATGCCGCCGTTGGGGAGCAGGCAGTCCGTCGTGTTGCCGCCCGTCGCCCGCTGCGGGACCGCCTTGACGCCCATCTTGAAGTTGAACGTCGGTGTGAGCGCCCGGAGGTCCAGCACCCGCCACCACGAGAACGTCTCCTCGACGGTCCCCGGCCACGCAGGGTCGGCTGCGTTCATGGTGGACCCGTCCTTGATGTTGCGGAGCATCCGGTTGTTGATGGGGAGCTGGTTCAGCACGCCGTTGATGGTGTAGTTGAAGTTCATCCACAGTTCTTGCATGACGGGCCCGGTGGCAGGCGCGCGACCCGCCGTGCTCCACCGGATGTGCGCGAACATGAGCACGATGCCCGCGTTGAGCGTGTAGCCCGCCCCGCCATTGGCCATGGTGTACGGGGTCAGCGTCTGCCACAGCGCGTAGTTCTGCTCGTCGAACGTAGACGGTGGCGTGCCCGCCCCGAACGGCCCGCCATTTCCAACGACCGTGACCCCTGTCGTCACGTCGAAGTAGTCCGCCTGCTGCACGAGGCTGGGGAGGTGCTGCTCTCCGAACGTGCCTCGACGGATGGTGTCCTCGGACTGGTCGTTCACGACGGCGCGCACCACGTCGTACATGTCGGTGATGCTGGCCTTGGTGATGAGCGCGCCAGACTTCGGCGGGGTGACAGGCATGACGCCTCCTATCCGTTGAGGGTCTCGCCGCGCGCGAACCGCACGACAAACAGGTCACGCGCCCCGATGCACACGCCCTGCACGGGTGCGTCCTGCTGGTAGTCGAACTCGGAGTGGATTTCCGTGTTGTCGCTCTGCCCGCCCACGCCCTGCACGACATGGGTCCCTGCGGGGATGACCCCGACAAACACGTTCGTCAGCGCGGCGGTGTTGGGGGCGTACCCCGTGCCGCGCACGTCGTAGAGCGGGTTCGCGAAGGGCCCAGACCCGGGGAGCACCTGACCGTCGAGCTGGACGCGGACCTGCGCGCGCACGCTGGGCTCGCTCGGCTGGAGCCCGATGTCGCTCCCGTCCAGCTTGCGGACGTACTGGCAGGTCATGACGATGAGCACCAGCTCTGGGTACTCCGTCGTCCACTGGCACTGGAGGATGCCTGCGGTGGTGCCTTCACCCACGGGCAGAAGCCCTCGCTTGAACGGGAGCTTCCAGATGTTGGCGTCCGCGCCTGCATCGTCAGGGAGTTTCGGCTCGCTGCCCTGCACGGACTGAAGGTCGCACAGCACGGCTCCGGCGGACTGGACCACGCTGCACGCGTCCTTCCCTGCGATGTACGACAGGAGCGGTAGCGCGTCGATGTGCCAGTTCCACTGGTCGGTCTGGCCCGCCACGTTCGCAGCACGGATGAACTCGTCGGCGAGCTTCTCCGGGTCCACGACCTCGTCGTTGCGGACACCCTCGGGGAAGAACACGGGCATGAGCTACTCCTTCGGCTGCGGGGTGCGCCCGCCAGCCATGGCCACCTGCGGGCCGTACATGTCCACGGAGATGAGGGCCATGGGCCCAGTCACCTCGACCTCACTGCACACCACCGAAGCACTGGGCACGTCCACCGCGATGCGCTGGTTGAAGTAGCGCCGGGCACGGTACACGTCCGCGTTCCACACGGCGTCGCCGTAGAACGCGATGTCGTCGTTCTCCGGGTGCACGCGGAGCATGGTCTCCTCGTTGATGGTGTCGTCCAGCGACCAGTCTTGGTACGTCCGCACCGTGGCTTCGCCGGAGCCGCGCTCCACCATGGTGAAGATGAGGTCGTGCGCGTTGAACGCTCCGTGCATCCCCGGACCCGGCTTCTCGAACGAGACCCAGCCCGTGCGGTACAGCGCGGTCGGGTAGGGCACGGCGTACCCCGGGTATCCGTTCCCGTAGACCCACACGTTCGTCACGTTGTTGTAGGTCCCCGCCACGAGCACGTAGTCGCTCTCCGGGAGTGCCATGGCAGCGGTGATGTCGGTCAGGTCGCGCCGGGTCCGCCACCCGTTGAGACGCCAGTCCCACACGAACTGGTAGTTGTTCCCGGTGCTGTCCTCGTAGGGCAGCGCGAACACCACCTCACCCGCGCGGCGGTCCACCCACGACACGCCGAACTCTGCCCGTGACACGTTCACCCGCTTGAGCTTGCGCCGGATGGGCCCGCCGATGTCGGACACGCGCCCTTCCGCGTCCATGCGCCAGAAGGTCCGGGACCCGTACCAGATGATGCTGCCATCGCCGGAGACCTGCACGCAGCCCGGGCCCGCGCACCCGGCGCGCTCGTGGATGGTGCCGAACGTCCAGTCCGGGTACTCGCCCGCGACGAAGTGCACCGCCCCCTCCTTGAACACGAGCATGGATGGAGGCTCCTGCACGTTGGACAGGCGCGTCACCACGGCCCCGGTGATGGGGCCCGTCGCAGGGAACACGTCGCGGTAGTGCCCCTCGATGAAGCTCTCCGGCGTCGGGCCGTTCAAGTTTCCCTGCTCCGACCACCAGACGCGCGACGGGTTCCCGTCGTTCCGCATGACGAACATCGACCCGCTGAAGAACTTGAGGAAGTAGAAGCCCGCCGGGGTCGCCGCACGCGGCTCGAACAGGGGGCCCAGCTCTCCGTCCGGGAGGTCGTCAATCCATTCGTGACTGTGGTTGTTGGGGATGCGGAACAGGAAGCGCGGGTCGCCTTGGTCGTTGACCGGGAGACGCAGGAGGTTCCGGGTCCGGAGGATGACACGGGCCACCGTCCCAGTGGGTCCGCGCGGCAGGGACCGGAGGCGGAAACGCCGACGCAGGTTCTCCAGCTGCCCACTATCCGTCGTCGGGTCTGCCATCTGGAGCCGAATGGAGACCACCCCGGACATGGGGCTGGTCGCGGAGTAGGCACCGTCGGCGTTCTCCCAGACCGCTGCGTAGCGCCATGCCCCCTCGTCGATGCCGCCGATGGAGACACCCGTGGCGTCGGTGAAGGTGTGGTCCGTCGTCCCGATGCGCCCACGCACGCTGAAGCCCCCATTGTTGGGGCTGGCGTCGCTGAGGCGGTACGGACCCTCCACGTCCGGGGCGCTGGGGGTCGTCATGAACCCAAAGCCACGGCACCGCTCGCCGTCCCAGACCCACGCGCCACCACCGTCACAGAAGGTGAAGTACGCACGGTTGCCCACGGTCTCCGACTGGGGCGGGTACCGGAGCTTGCTCTGCATGAGCACCCGCTCCGTCGTGTTGTCGGGGAACACGTAGTAGAGCTGCTGGGTCAGCCCGGTGTGAGGGCTCGCCACGTCGCGGGACCATGGGGTGTAGCGCCAGACGCTCCCGTACGTGGAGTTCCCCACCGTGAACGGCGGCGCGAGGAACAGAAGCTCCGGCACCTCGGAGAAGCGCCGGAGGAACGCCATCCCCTGCACGCCTTCTTGGAACGGTTGAGGCGGTCCCGCGTTGCGCCACTGGTTGGGGATGAAGGGCATGAGCCGGAACGTGCTGTCGAGCACGCCCAGCTCGTCGAGCTTCCAGTTCTCGATTTCGAGCGCGGTGCTCCCATCGGAAATGGCTGCCTCGGCGATGACCTTAGCAGCACCAACGGTCCGGCCCCGGTAGTTCTTGAACATGGGCTACGCGCTCCGGATGGGGCCAGCGATGAACATGCCCCGCGCCCGGCTGTCCAGCCCATCCCCGAACGGCCCCTGCACGAAGCCCGGGAACGAGTAGAGGCGTCGCAGCGCGTTCATCTCGTTGAGGTAGCTCTGGTAGTACGCGCCCTTGCGCTCCACGGAGCCGTCTCGGTCACCCGTGAGGTAGCTCGCGGCCAGCTCAGTGATGGCCTCGAAGCACTCCGGCGGCAGGTTGGGCGCGTCCGTGTCGTACTCCAACGTCGGGGGGCGCTTCACCACGTACAGGAGCATGGGCACCTTGGCGTCCGGCATCTTGTCGAACCGGATGTGGAAGTGCCCGTGGAAGTCCTTGAGCTGGTAGTCCCGCTCCACCGGGTCCGCGTCTCCCTTGTCGTACACGATGGTCACGTCGCCATCCACCACCTTCCACAGGTAGTAGACGGCGTCGTTCTCCAGCAGGGTCACGGCAGCGTTGTTCCCCGCCCCAGCGGCCTGCGTGTCGTGGCGCGCCCGGAAGATGAACTTCTGGACGCCAGACCGACGGTAGCTCGGGTGCTTCGAGTTGTTGGACCCGATGTGCTGGTACCCGATGTCGGGCAGGACGACTTGGACCGCTCCTGCCCCCCACGTGGTCGTGACCTGCTCGGACGCAGGGCTGGGGCTGCTGATGTAGAACGGCGACAACCGCCCCGTCTGGCTCTGCGAGGTGATGGGGTACGGGTCGATGGTTCCTTGGAACTGCTTGGGCAAGCGGCCCCACCCGTGGCACACCCGGTACGAGAAGGTGCCCGCTGCACCGAAGCGACGCCCCGCGAACGTGGCCCCATGCTCCGTGCCGCCGTCGTCGTAGCCCCACTTGTCGGAGTTGCCCTCCGGCTGCGTGATGACCTTGACGCCGGGGGTGTAGTGCGGGGCAGGCTGCTGGTACCAGTCGCCCGACGCCGCGAACTCGATGCGGCCTTGGTTGCGCCACCCGTAGCCCAGCCGCATCCGGGCCATCTCCTCGGGGTGTGCGCTCACGGGCAGCTCGCGCGGCTCCACCTCGGGGTTGTAGACCATGGTCCGAACCCGCTGCACGTCACCCGGGTACGGGTAGGCGTCGGTGTAGATGCGGAACGGGAGCCCGGCGTCCGTGAAGTTGACCCACGGCTTGTCCACGATGATGCAGTCGTAGCTGTCCGGCTTGGGCAGCTGGTCCGGGTCGATGGCCGCGCGCCGCACCTCACGGATACGGAACTGGTGCCAGATGCCGTCCTTCTGCACCTCGAAGTTGCGGGCGCTCAGCGTGCCGTCCGTCGCGAGGATGGCCGTGGTGACGGATGCCGGGAGGTACCACGTGAACAGGTCATCGAAGTGGATGTTCGCGGACCCGGTGACGGGCGTCTCCAAGAAGAAGCGGTGCTGCTCCTTCAGCAGGGCCTCGGGCATCTCGCGCCACGCGTGGCGCAGCGCGTAGTTGATGGCCTTGTTGAGACGCGTCGTCCCCGTGGCACCCCGCTCGGGGTACCCAGTCTTCACGCGTACGGCTTCGCGCAGGTCGGACAGGTTCATGGCTCGTCGCCCTCGTTGGCACCCTAACAGAAACGCCCCATGGGGGTGAACCCATGGGGCGTCGCCCCTCTCGGGGCATCTGTCGGGGGCTGCTTTGGAGACCCGTCCCCCGCGCCGGGCGACCTCACCTAGATGAGGCCGGACACACGCACCGTGATGGGCTGGTTCGCGCCGCCCGCCGTGCCGACGACACAGAGGCCGACGAACTCGTCCTCGCTCGCGGCGACCGCCGCGTCATCGAGGCGACCGTTGGTGCCCGACGCCGCCACAACGCGAACGCGAGCGTTCGCCGCCACGTTGGCGTCGGAGATGCCAGCGCACGCACCGGAGCACACGGCCCAGCCCCAGCTGTTCGCCGGGATGGCCGCGACCACGATGCCCGCGATGGTCTGCTTGAGCGCGCCCGCCGTGGCGAGCGCGACATCGGTGCTGGACCCGGACGCGAACGCGACCACCGAGTTCGCGACGATGGTCGCGCCGGAGGTGTTCTTGACCGGGCGAAGAAGGCGGTACCCGTAGGTCACGTCCTGCTCCTCACGGAACTGGCCGATGACGCCGGGGCGCTGGGTCGTCGTCTCGCTGGTGCCAGAGAGGTAGATGTTGTCGTTGACAGCCATTGGAAGCTCCAGAGGATGAGGGTGATGCACACGAGGCGCAGGGGCCGAAGCCCCCACGCCTCATGGCTCATGGACTAGGGCAGGTTCGCGAGAGCGCCCTGCACGAGGAGGTTCGGAACGCAGAACTGGCTCTCCAGCACGATGTACGCCACGTCGGCGTCGAAGTTGCTGGTCTCCAGATGGTCCGTGAACTTGGTCGTGCGGAAGTCGTTGTTCGCGTTGACCCAGAACTCCAGCCCGTTCGGGTTGAGCAGGTAGACGTGCTCCGTGCTCGCCACGATGCCGAGGTTGACGCCTGCGTCGCTCATCCAGCGGTTGGCGTAGTAGCGCACGCCGTTGGCCACGTAGACCGTCGGGTGGGCCTTGCCCTTCTCAAGGTCGTCCACCGTGTAGGTGATGGCCGCCGTGACGCCCGCCGAGCCGGGGTAGGTACGGACTTCCTCACCGAGCTTCACGTGGTCAGCGATGGAGAGGATACCGAGCGAGATGCCCTCCTCGTCCTGCGCGTACGTGTCGGCGGTAATCTTGACTTCTTCCGCGCTCTTGAGGAAGTCGGTGCCGATGCCCGAGTGCTCCTTGAACTGGTTGAAGTAGTTGTCCACGAAGTTCACGGTGTCCACGACACGGGTCTGCCCGAGGTACGAGAGACCGGACGCGGCCTGATTGGCGGCGGTCTGGAAACGGAGCGCGCCGTTCTCGAAGCCCGTGCTGGTGAGGCCCGTCTTGTAGCCGTTGAGGCTGCCGAGGCCCGCGAGCTGGGCGACCGAGCCCATGTAGATTTGACGCATGAAGTCGATGTGGAACGACATCATGGCCGCATCGGTGTTGTCCTTCACGAAACGCTTGAGGTCCTCGCGGGACTGCATACGGTCGCGGTCGATGTGCGGGAGGATGATGGGCTTGATGTACTTGGTCCAGTCGCCCGTGAGGGTGCTGGTGGTCTCGTACTTCGTGAGCGGCACGGAGATGTTCGAGGCGTTGATTTCCGTGATGTCGCTGTGCTTGCCCTTGATGCGCGTCGTGCGGACGTTGGTGCCGCCGGAGCGACGGACGCGGTTGCGGGTCGTCAGGTCCTTGAGCATCGGGTCGCGGTTGAAGAACGACACGATGGACTTCTTGACGAGGTCCGGGACGGTGTAGTTGGCGTATTCGAGAAGTGCCATGGTGGGCTCCTATGAGGGGGGTCTACTTCAGCAGATGGTCGTGGCGTCCGAGTACCTCGTCCCACGACAGCTCGTTGATGGCACGGACTGGGAGACCCCCGCCCGTTTCGCCGGATGCCACAGCGGCCTGTCTCCGGGCCACCCCGGTATCCCGAGGTTGGGTCTGGAGAGGTGGCAGCTGCAACGCCGACGCCTGCACCGTAGCAGCCGCCGGGGCAACCTGCACGTTCGTCCGGTACATGGCGAACCGGAGAGCGTCCTCCAGCTTGTCCACGTACGTGCGCCCTTCCCACGTGCTCTCGAACTGGGGGTTCTCCAGCACCTTGGCGAACAGCTCCTTGGTCGCCGGGGGCATCTGGGCGTACGTCGGGTTGCGCGCCTCGAACGCCTGCCATGCCACTGACGCCATCTGGCTGGCGTACGCGTGGAGCGTCTGGGTCTGCGCTTCCAGCTGTTGGGCCATGGGCCGTGCGTCCTGCACACCCGCCGCCTCCAGCTGCTGCACCATGCTCTCGAAGAACTCCTTCGACTGCTGGTACGTGTTCAGCGCGTCCTGCTGCCGCTGGTCATGCATCCGGGCGAGCCCAAGGAGCCGCTCCGCGTAGGGGCGGAACTGCTCCGGGAGCGCCTCAAGCTGCACGTCCTCCAGCGAGGCCCACGACGGGACCTCCCCGGTGTAGTCAGAGGAGCTGGTCTGGGTTGAAGCCGGGGCCTCCAGCGCCTGCTCCGCCTGCGGGCTGCTGGCCTCCGACTGGGGCTCCTGCTCCAGCTGGTACGGGCTGCTCTCCGGCTCCGGCGTTGAGCTGGTTTGCGGGGGGGACAGGGATGGTTCCGTCTGAAAGTCCACGGAGAAGTTCCTCCACTTGCTGTTCGTCGGTCAGGTCGTAGAGACCGGGGGCGGTCGCCTCCGCGATTGCGGAGAGAAGGTCCATGAGGTTCGCGTCCAGCTGACCCTGCACCTTGGGCAGGAGGCCGCTGTCCACGAGGGCAGCCGTCGCGCTCTTCACGAGTTCGGCGGGCATCCCCGTCATGCCCTTGCCAGCGGGCATGACCTTGGCGGGGGCAGGGGCCTCCGCGCTGGTGGCCATGGGCATCTCAGCCTCGGGACCACCGGGCATGGTGTCGGGGTTCGTTGCCATCTGCTTGACCTCCGCTGCGCGCTGCTTCATGACGTTGATGAGTTCATCCACCGACAGGCTGGACAGGTTCGACATGTCGGGCGGCAGCGCCGGACTGGACACGTTGTTCGGCTGCATCCTTCATCTCCTTCCACTGGCTGTACTTGGCGTCGCCCCAGCCAGTGGCTTCCTGCATGGTGGTCTTGGCGAGGTAGTCGGCGACGGCAGCACGGTCACCCGTGGCCTTCACCTTCTCGATTTCCCGTGCCTCGTCCCGCTGGTCAGCGATGCGCGCACGATGCGCGGCGCTGTGCGGGTCCACACGAGTAAACCCGTTCTTGGCCTCGATGCGCTCCACGTCCGCCTTGCTCGTGATGCGGACCCCGGCGTCCCGCTGCTTCTTGGTCAGCAGGGCCCCCTCGTACGCCTCCAAGTCGGAGAACACGGGCCCGACCACCCGCGCCATCTTGAGCCAGACTAGCGCACCCACCTGTCCACACCCACAGATGTGGGGGTTGTTCCGGTCATCGTACGCGCGCATGACCTCGGTCACGTGCCCGGCTTCACAGCGGTAGTCGTAGAGCGGCACGGGCTACTCCTCGGACGTGGGGTCGTCTTCCATCCCCATCTCGGACGCGTCGTCGGCGCAGCACTTGTCCGCGATGTCCATGGCCTCCTTGCGGGAGACCCCGGCCATGTCGAGCGCCTCCATGATGGCCTTGTGCTTGGCCATCTTGGCCAGCCCCGGGCCACTGGGCTCCTCTTCGCACCCGGCGTAGTCGCTGGAGTAGTCGTCCTCGGACATGGACTTCTCCAGCTCTCCCGCGTACTCGCCGTCGTCGGCCAGCTTCTTGATGAACGACATGGGGTCATCGCCGATGGCCCCCTTCGGCGCTGCGATGACGATGAGTTCCATCGCCTCCCCGTCACCACCCATGGCCTTCATGGCCATCTCACGCAGGTTCTTCATCATCTCTGCTCCCGTGATGTGTAGTTAGCCCGCGACGGGCGGCTGTCCACCCAGCAACGCCGCCATCATGGCGGGGTCCATGGGCGCTCCCCCTTCCATACCCGGTGCCATGCCGGGGGGCATCATCGCCGGGGCTCCCATCGGGGCGGCACCCGGAAGACCGGGGGGCATACCGGGGGGCATGGCTCCCGGAGCGCCTGCGGCCCCAGCTTCGGGGGGCGGGGGCGCGGCTTCGGTGACGACACTGGGCCGCATGTTGTAGGCATCCTGCACCTCGCGAGCCAGCTCGCGCCAGTCGAAGTTCGGGGCCATGGGCGTGTTCGCCATGACGGACAGCAGACGCTCCAGCGCGTTGCGGCGCGCGACCTTGTCCTCCATGAGCGGGGAGAAGGGGAGCAGGCGGAACTTGAAGTTCTCGTTGAGCAGGTCGCCCCGGAACGTGAACATGTCCACGTCGCTCTGGGTCTCCGCCCACAGGCGGGGGATGTCGATGCCCGACGCCTCGGGGTTCGCGACCGCCCACCGGATGCACTCCAGCGCCCGGTCGAACATGAGCTTCGCGGCCTTCACCGTCCGGCGCACCCGGACGTTCATGCGCCCTTCGACGCTGGCCCGGATCATGTTGGCCTCGGCGGCGGTACGGATGTTCGCCACCTGTCCGCGCTGGAAGTCACCCGTGCCCGGGATGTACCGCACGTTCTCGCGGGCGCTGTCCAGATGCTTGTTGAAGTCGAACGTGGTCGGCATCTCCGGCGACACGAAGATGGACTGCTGGATGTTCCCGTCCGGCGGAGCGTCGAGGAGCGTGGGCTCCCATGCCCGGGCGTTCTTGAACCGCTCCCATTCTTCTTCGCTACGGAACAACCTACGGTCCAGCATCATCCTCCGGGGAAGACGCGCTACCATTTCTCTACGGGCCGACACCAGTTCGTTGATGTCCCGCTGGACAGGGGCGATGAGGGTAGCGTCAGGCACCCCATCCATACGGCCAATCCCGCTGTTGTAGACGAGAGAGGTGTAGGGATTGCCCCACGGAAGTGGAGCTACCATGAGGACTTCCATGGGCTCTACCGTCATGTGGTAGAGGACACCCTTCCGGAAGTCCCAGTATTCGTAGATGGTGATGTACTCACGAAGCCCCTTGCTCCGGAGGTCCTTCTCCTGCTCGTCGTTGATTTCATCTTCCACGAGAGAGCGGGGGTAGGTATCAGGCTTGATTTCCTTCACGGGGCGTCGGTAGATACCGTCATCCACACGCTGCTTGTAGGTGTCGTAGTGGATGGGGAACCGCTCGAAAGCCCAGTTTGCATCGGACATACGACGAGCTTGCGGGTCGAAGAACACCTCCCACGGCATCTTCAGACGCCAGATGACCCGCTGCTGCTGTGCACTCCACGACGCCTTCACAATCCCACCCTTGGCGAAGATGAGAGAATGAAGAACCATCTCATGGAGAGTGTCGTCGAGGTCATCCTCCGTAGCGTAAAGGTTCAGCACGGAGGCGATGCGCTTGCCCACGAAGAACGGGTCCTCCGCGCGCGACGGCGTCCCGAACTCATGGCTCCGATGGTCGAGCGCCTCCACCTGCGGGAGGTCCATGGCCAGCGCGCTGGCGATGGTGTCGAGGATGGGGAAGGTCTCGTTGAGCTGGGCCCGGTAGTTCTTGACCTCCTCGGCCATGACCCGGATGCCATCCCCTGCCCAGAACTGGCCGCGCCAGTACGCGAGGTTCCGGGCGTCCTCGCCAGCGCGGAACTTCCGGTAGTTGTCCTCCATCTGCTGGATGGTGGCGGTCATCCGGACCAGTGCGCGGTCAGGGTTCTCCTGCCCCACCACGCCCTCGGCGCGTTCATTCGGCTGCATCGCGTTCATCGGTGTGTTCCCCACGGGGATTTGTCCCCGCCTTGAAGGTTCGAGGGTGCTGCGTCTGCGACGCGCAGTATCCTGCGCCATGCCTGCGCGGCCCGCTCCTTGTCGGTCAGCGCACGCGCCGCCCAGCCACGGTTGCTTGCCTGACGCCACGCCCACGCGGCGATGGCCAAGCTGGCCACAAGGTCGAAGTGACCGCCCTGCGCGTCGCGGTCGAGACGGTCCCACTGGCCCCGGTAGTTCAGCAACTGCCGGATGCAGCGCATGGAGTGGAGGGTCAGGCTCCCATCAGCGATGAGCTGCTGGAGGATGGAGATGCTCTCGGCCTTGGACTTCGCCGTGTTGTACCAGCCGGGTGCCTTGCCATGGCCCGCGCTCCCCGTGCGCCAGTAGAGGTGCCGGAAGCCCATGGCGACGAGGTGGCTCAGCACGGCGTCACCGACACCGTTCGCTTCCACGTAGACCATGGCCCCGTTGTACTTCTCCGACAGGTCGATGAGCGTCTTCGCCATGGTGAACGCGTCGATGTGCCCGACGTACTCGGCGACCTGCTCGCAGTCGTCCACGCACAGGACCTGCACGCCGAACATGTCCTTCTTGGACCACGAGCTGGCAGGGTCGCACGCGATGACGTACCGCTTGCCACGCTCGGCTTCCTTCCAGACCTCCATGGACTTGGTCTCGATGGTCAGCCCCGTGCCACCGTCCAGCTCCTTGGCCCGCGCCATGAGCGGGTCCTGCGGGAACACGCTCTCCCCGGCCATGACCCAGCAGTCCAGCTCGTTCACCGGGTACTCGGCACGGAACCGGGCGAAGTCGTTCGCACAACGGGGCAGCCCTTCGGTCTGCATCCAGAACGCCTGCGACCACGTGATGCCGTTGTTGTTCGCGTAGTCCAGCACGTCCTTCGTGGGCTTCCAGCCCGGAGGCGGGGGCACGCTGTACTCCTGCACCATGGTCCATGGGATGAACACCTTGAGCCAGCGGGAGCCCGGGGTCTCCGCGTCGTTGCACAGGAGGTGCAGCTGGTCCCCGTGGAACTTGGGCGTACTCTCCGCCATGACGAACCCGCCCTCACGAGGCACGGCGTTCAGCGCCGAGGTCCATGCTTCGGGTCCGCCGTTCTCGTCCCACGACGAGATTTCCGTGGCCAGTAGGACCTGCACCGTGTCGCCGCGCAGGGGCTCCTCGTCGCGCACCGAGGCGATGGTCATCTTGCTGTCGAGCTGGGGGAACTCCAGCGTCCGCTTCAGCCCGATGGTCTTCTTCGGCTGGATGGGCTGGGGCGTGGACTGGTAGAACCGGATGGCGATTTCGCTCAGGGACTTCGCCGTGTCCTTCTTGTGGGCGAGCAACGCCACCCGGCAGCCCACCCGGTACATCGCGTGCTGCGTGGCCACACCCGTGAAGAACGTGGAGCTACCCTCCTGACGCGGCTTCACGTGGACCAGCCACTTGTCCTCCATGTAGCAACGCATCGTGGCAGCCGCGAGCATCTGCTGGTGCGACCACAGGTTGAACGGGATGAGGTTCCCCTGCTTCGCGCGCACCTTCCACTGGGGCAGGAACGCCGCCGGGTTCCAGAAGTCAGGGTGCCCCGGCCCGACGATGGCGCTCACTCGTCACCCATGATGGCGGGTACACGGGGCGGGGCTGCGAGAAGCGGGGGCTCCTGCACCCGGATGGTCCGGCTCGCCGCCGTGAACATCCCGAACGGACCCGTCTGGGTCAACATGCGGACCTGCTCCTCGACAGCAGGCGGGGCAGCTGGGTCCTTCGGCTTCTCCAGCCGGGACTTCGTGGCGAGCAGGCCCGAGCTGGTCTTGATGATTTCCATGAGCGTGGCGACCTGTTTGTCGCTCACCTTGCGCTTCACGTAGGCATCGAGCGTGGCCTCCGTCACGTGAATGGCCCCGTCGATGGACGACAGGTCCAGCCGTGCGTCGATGAGCGGGCGGAGTTCCTCCTCCGGTTCTGGCGGGGCGGCAGAGTTGGGGTCATGGGTCTCGCCCACGTACGCAGCCCCGTCTTCGCTCATGAGGTCAGCGAGGGACCGGGTCGCACGCGGCTTCTGGGACTTTGGCATGGTGTTAGCGTAGCCCCGTGCCCCAAGGAGTGCACTACACCATGGCTACCAGCGACCTCGACATCATGCCCGCCGACGCCCCCATGCCCGTGCGCGCGCGTCCCTCCAAGCCCGTCGCCAAGTCCGAGGCGGAGGTGACCCACGTCGCCCCCGTGTCCAGCAAGAAGGGCTTCCAGCTCAGCGTCTACGTCGGGACCGACACCCCCGTCGTCCTCACCTTCGCCACCAAGGAGACCCGCGAGAAGGCGTGCACGTCCCTCGCCCAGCGCGTCAACCGCATGGCGACCGTCATCCCTTGCGAGGGCAAGGTCTACACGTTCATCTACGTCACCCACTTCATCTGCGAGGAGTGAACCCATGAACGCCATGAAGATGCCCAAGTCCAGCGGCAAGCCCACCCTCTCCAAGGGTACCAAGGGCAGCCCCGCGTCCAAGCCCATGAAGGGCGCGTTCGGCAAGATGATGAAGGACACCAACCTCACCAAGGGGAACCGCTGATGGCCACCAAGCCCACCACCAAGAAGCCCATGCCCAAGCCCATGCCCAAGGGCAAGGGCAAGAAGGCGTGCTGAACCTTCACCACTAGGAGGCCACCATGGCCAACGCTGATGTCTTCAAGTCCATGGGACGCCCCCCGTCCCGCGCTGAAGTCGGGGAGCCCGGGCGCGCCAAGCCGCAGTCGGGCCCATGGGGCGACGCCGAACCAATGACCAGCACGGAGAACCCGTGGGCGGCGGTCCAGCCCAGCGCAGGCGGCTCCGGTGTCAGCGCACCGAGCGCGCCGGAAGCTCCTCCCGCCGAGCCCACGGAGACGGGTCGCTTCACCGGGAGCGGGCACTACGAGTACGCCAAGATGAGCGACGGCACCCTCAAGATTACCAAGTCCCCCCGTGGCGGGGCGGGCACGGTGGTCGCGCAGGACAGCCCGTTCTACGACCTCATCATGACGGACATCGAAAAGTTCAACGCTCCCGGTGCCAAGGCTCCGGCTGCCAAGCCCGCTGCTCCCAAGGCTGCGGCTCCGGCTGCTGCTCCTGCGGCAGCTCCGAGCAAGGCTCCGAGCAAAGCCGCTCCGGCTCCGAGCACGGCTTCCACCGAGACGCCCGACGAGATTGCGGACAGGCTCCTGTCGAGCATCGACGGGGTGCCGCGCGGAGAACCCGCGCCCGCGTTCGGGGGCATGGGCGAGGTGCGCCGCTTCGAGAACGAGGCGGTGCCCGAGCCCAAGTACGCGCCGCCTGCGTCCATGGTCGGCCCGAGCGAGAGCGACAAGCGCAAGGAGCTGGCGCAGTTCAGCAACAGCATCCCGGGCAGCATCAAGCGTGCGGGTCTCGCCGACGACGCGCGCGCAGGGCTCACCAAGAACAAGATGGACCCCAAGGCCGCAGACATCGTGGTTCGCCAGCTCATGAAGCAGATGATGGGCGGCGACTACAGCTCGTACACGACGCTCAAGAGCTTCGCGGCGATGTGAGCAGGGCGTTCGCGTAGGCCGCTTCATCCCCTGTCAGGGTGAGCGGCGTCATCTGGAGGGCAGCTGCCAACCGTTCGACACGTCGGGTCAACGGGATGTCAGCTGCCCTCCTTTCTATCTCCGCCACCGGGACGCCCAGCACGGCGCTGGCCAGTCGCAGTCGCCGCGACATCACGGCTTCGGGGAGACGAGGTATTGACGCGGTCCTTCGCACGACGTAGGTATATCACGGAGGCAACAATGCACCGTGACAAGTTCGACGTTCAAGAAGAAGGCAGCGCGCATCTGGCTGGAGCACGCGGACATGATGGCTCCGCCGGAGATGGAGCCACGGCTGGCAGCGGCAGCGTGGAGGGCATGGTCGAAGGTGGGGAGCAAGTGGCCAAGCGCGCTCGCGCGCGGCGTCTCACGCGCGATGGAGGAGGCGAGGCTGTTCGGTGGGGACCCGCTCACGCTGCTGGTCGCCCGCCCCATGAGGATGATGTCCCCACGCCCAAGGGGAAGGGTGCGGCTGTACCCAAGCAGGGAGCGTCTAGCCCCCGAGCAACTAGCGGGGTTCGGTTTCCCTCCGTCCGAGACGGCACTGGACGCAAGGCACAGTACGGGAACGTAGAGCTATGCGCCCGGCTCCGCGTGTGGCGCGAGCGTGTGCTCCTGTCGCAGACCGAGCTGGCCCTGCGTGTCGGGGTCTCCAGCCCCAACATCTCGCACTACGAGCGTGGCGCACGCGCGCCCAGCAAGGAGGTCTGCAAGCGCCTACGCACCGTGCTCTGCCTCACGGACATGGAATACATCCAGCTGCTGGAGTGGTCGTGACCTGCCCCCGCTGCCTCAAGGGCACCAAGGTCGTCAACTCCCGCCACGTGGACAGTCCGGCCAAGGGCTTCGATGGCGGGCAGCGGGCCATCGTGGACAAGCTCGTCGGCGGCTACACGCCTGACTGGGTCGCGCGCACGCGCGCCTGTGTCGCTTGCGGCCACAAGGCCACCACCATCGAGGTCTACGCAGATGACCTCGAAGCTCTCATCAAAGGCACCACCCCATGAGCAAGACCCATGAGCCCGTGCTCACCATCACGTACACCAACTGGCGTGGGGAGACGGCGACACGCCGCATCAGGCCCATCCGGTTCTACTTCGGCGAGACCACATGGCACACCCAGCCCCAATGGCTCCTGCGCGCGCTCGACGTGGACCGTGACCTCGAACGGGACTTCGCCGTCTCAGGCATCCGGGGCTTCCCCGCACCGGAGACCATGCCCCGCGACGAGGTGGCGTCCATGCTGGATGCCGCCATGAGGGACCGCCTCCAGCTGGCCAAGCTCGGGGGTGCATGATGGCAGGGCGGGAGCAGGGCTCGGGCCGATGGGGCGTGGACATGAACGCCACGCCGTCGGACGGGGGGCCGCTCAAGGTTTCGTCTGAGAGCGCGTACGCGTCGAAGAAGAAGACGGACGGTCGTCTCCTTCGCATCGGAAAGGTTGCGGGTGACATCACTCTCGCTCCCGCCTACGCGGGCGGCACGATGAACGTCCGTCCTATCGGGACCCGGCTGGGCTGGGTCTGGCTCACGCGCCACGGGTCCCTCTCCCGCCACGCCATCCGGTCGGCGGGCCTCGTCCGCATGGGCCTGTCCACCTACGTGCTCGGTCTCGCCGTCGGCTCACGCGCGCTCTTCCTTGGGCGCGGCGCACGCCTGTGGCGTGTGCCCGGGGTCCAGCTCCCCACGCCAGCCACGTCCCTTGCCGCCGTCGGGGAAGCGGAGGCACGCCTCCTCGCCGACACGGCAGCCCGGGTGCTGGCTGAAGCCATGACCCCACGGCCTGAGCTGGAGCTGACGGACGAGGCACATCGCAGGTACCGGGCCATCGCACGCGCGCTCGTTACCAAACGCATCGTCGAGGCCGCAGCGCAGGGCATCCCCCGGGAGCCCAAGGACTATGCCCACGGTGTCTCCCCGGAGTGGGACGCCAGCGACCTCATGGAGCCACGGTGCCCTGACACCCAGCACGCAGTCCTCCTCTCGCTCGTGCTCGCGCTCCCGGCATCCGACGCGAACGGGCTCATCGAGCTTGGGGCCCTGCTGGAACACCGGGTCCCGCTCGTCACCAAGGAGGCAGCCGGGGTCATGTACCAGCAGGCTTGCGCCCTGCTCGCGCGCCTATGCCCCGAGTGGTGGTCTCGCGCGCACCTCACCGATTGGGCCATGGTCGGCAGCATCGAGGCCCTGTTCCGTGGGCAGTATTGCCGGATGCTCAACAGCGCATGGGGCAAGGACATGACGCTCCATGGGACCAAGGGGGAGGATGTCAACGTGGCACCGGAGCTTGACCAATACGGGGACATGGACGACGACGTAGGCTAGGGCCATGCCACCATGACAAACTTTCTGTAACTATTTTCGTGAGTGTTTACGCTGGTTTAGCACGTTCGGTGGCTGTCGCCGGGTTGCGCCCGGGAAGGGGGCGGGGCAAGCTGCGAACGTCCGGCGACCTGTCAGGGAGACAGACCGACCCGGGCGGAGCAAGTAGCCCATGTCCAGCAAGCACCTGTCCAGCATCCTCGCAGCGGCCTACGCGGCCAACGTCCCCTTGTTGCTGTGGGGTCCCCCCGGCGTCGGGAAGACTGCCCGCATCGAAGGGTTCGGTGCGGCGAACGGGCTCATGGTGGAGACGGTCATCGCCTCCATCCGTGAGCCCGCCGACTTCGCGGGGTACCCCGTCCCCCACGGCGGCAAGCTCTCCATGCTTCCGCCCGTCTTCGCCCAGCGCCTTGCGGCCACGACGCAGGGCATCCTGTTCATCGACGAGCTGACCACGGCCCCTCCCGCCGTGCAGGCAGCCTGCCTCCGGGTCATCCATGGCGGGGCTATCGGCGACCTCATGCTCCCCGGCGGCATCCGTCGTTGGGCCGCTGCCAATCCTCCGGAGCAGGCCGCTGACGGCACGGCCCTTGCGCCCCCGCTGGCCAACCGCTTCATGCACGTTGAGGTCGATACCTCCGCTGCCGAGTGGGTCTCCGGTGCCATGAACGGCTGGGCCTCCCCGGGCTACGCCCCGCCGCCCACGGGCTGGGAGGCCAAGGTCCCGCAGGCCATGGCCCTCATCGCGGCCTACATCCAGCGCCGCCCCACGGCCCTGCGTGTCATGCCCAAGGATGCCGCCGCTCAGGGCAAGGCATGGCCCTCGCCCCGTACATGGGACATGGCAGCCCGCATGGTCGCCGTCTGCGAGGCGATGTCCATGGGCGACGATGTCATGGCCCTCTGCGTCGGTGGCTGCATCGGCGATGCGGCGGCTGCCGAGTTCCTCGCGTGGCGCAAGCGTCAGGACCTCCCGGACCCGGAGACCCTGCTCTCCACGGGTCAATGGGCTGTCCCCAACGACGGGGCCGTGGCGTTCACCATCATGGGGTCCATCGTCGCAGCGGTCTGTGCCACCCCGACCCGTGACCGATGGGTCGCTGGCTGGAACCTGCTCGCCGCCGGGGCCAAGTACCACGCCGACCTTGCGGCCCTCGCCGGACGGTCCCTCGCTCAGGGCTGCATGACCCACCGCTTCCCGCCCCCTCCGGGCATGGTCTCCATGGCCCCCCTGCTCAAGTCCATCGGAGGGTTCGGCAAGTGAGCGCCCCCATGAACCCCATCCCCCACGGAGGTCCTCCCATGAACACCATCACCATCACCCACCCCGACTACGGCATGGCCCTGAGCGAGAAGCTCAAGGCCCTTGGGGCTGAGCGGTACGGCCATAGTGTCGCCATCCTGTCCGTCCACATGGACCCGCGCCCCAAGGCCAAGTGGGCGGACATCCGGGTCACGCACCACAGCTGGCCCGATGGCAAGTACCACACGGTCCGCTTCTGGAAGCATGGTCCCATCAGCCTCATGGACTGTGACCACGGCTCCATCAGCGGGCAGGACACTATGCGCCTGTTCGGTGCGGGGGCCGACTGCCCCGCTTGCACCGGGCTCGTGCAGTCCGTCCGCGCCCATCGTGGCTTGCGGGAGTGCCAGTGGTACTTCACCGGGTCCACGTCGCTTGGCCCCGTGTGGCGCATGTTCGACGCCGCCAACGACGGCAAGCGCCTACAGGCCCGGACCCAGCGGGACAGGGAGCGTCGCGACGCAGTCATGGCCGTGCCCGTCTCCGGGACCTTGGAGGCACGCATCAAGATTGCCATCGACCGTGGGCTCAGGGTGGCCGCACGGGAGACGGACCTCGCCGGGTGGAGCATCAACGTCAAGGTCGGCACCGGGTTCATGGCCGCTGCCCGATGCTACAAGCGGGGATGGGGGCAGGGCGAGAAGCGGGTAGACCTCACGGTCCCGATGTCATGGGCCCGCACGCTGCGTGAGTGCGGCGGGTACATGGGCGTCCACCTCGTCGGGGCCGTGCTCAGCACGTCGCCCGACGGCTTGCGCCGTGAGGCCATCGCCTTCAAGGTGCAGTCCCCCGTGGACCGCAGCGCATGGTGGTACGCCACCTTCACCCGTGCCACCGTGGACGAGACATGGGTCCTCGACAAGTGGCGTCGCAACGGGGCCGTGGGCGCAGAGCGGGCGCGAGGTGGCAAGTGAGCGTCACCATCACCATGGCCCGTGCCAAGGCGTTCGCCCTGTGGCCCTACCTCGCCATGCCCCTCTCCCGCTTGGCCCTCATCGCCAAGCCCGGCATGGGCACCATGGCCGTGTCCGACAAGTGGCAGCTGTTCTATGACCCCGCCGCGCTGGAGCGATGGGGCCTCGAAGCCAGCGCCGCCGTCGTGGCCCACGAGGTATGGCACCTCGTCCGTCGGCACCACCTCCGGCGCGGGGACCGTGACCCCGCCATGTGGAACGTGGCATGTGACATCGCCATCAACGACGATGGGTCACTCGCCCGTGCCCTCCCGGTCGATGGGGTCCGGTGGTCGCAGTTCCTTGGGGTCAGTGAGAACATGCTCGAAGAGGACATCTACGATGTCCTCGTGAAGGAGCAGGCCCAGCAGGCCAAGCGTGACGCACGGGCCCAGCGGAGCAGCGGGTCCGACGGGTCCGACGGGTCCGGTGGGTCCAGCCCGGCCCCGTCTCCCAGCCCGGGCAGCGAGCCCGGCGACGCGGCGGGTTCGGCCCCTGCACCCAAGGCCCCTCCGGTCAAGGACTACAACGGCAAGGAGCATGGGCGCGAGGTCGGTGACGGGGCCTGTGGCTCCGGCGCTGGAGGCGTGCCGGGCCCGTGGGAGAACGACCCCGATGACCCCATCGGGGGAGGCGGGGAGACCTCGGAGACCGACGCCGTGCTCGTGGAGCGTGCGGTCGCTGAGGCCGTGCAGTCGTGCGGCTCCGCGTCCATGGGTGCCAAGCGGTGGGCGAACGTCGTCACGGCACCCCCCGTGGTCCCGTGGCAGCAGGTCCTCCGTGTGGCGCTGGGCCGTGCGGTCCGCATGGTCCCCGGGGCCACGGACTACAGCTACGCACGGTCCCGTCTCCGCAGCGGGGTCCTGACCCCACGCCTCCGCAAGCCCGCATGTCCCGTGGCTATCGTCCTCGACACGTCGGGCTCCGTGTCCGGGCCCCTGCTCGATGCCGCCCTGACGGAAGTGGACGGCATCCTCAAGGCCCTACGGGTCCCGTGCACCGTGCTCGCCTGCGACACGCAGGTCCATGGCGGTGCTCAGAAGGTGACCTCCGCGTCCATGGTCAAGGCCCTTGGCGGCGGCGGCACCAACATGGGCGCTGGCATCAAGGCCGCAGACGAGCTTGTGCCCCGCCATGGCGCCATCGTCGTCCTCACCGACGGCTACACCCCATGGCCGTCCGACCCGCCACGTGGCCCGTGCATCGTGGCTCTCATCGGGAGCGGCGACAACGTCGCTTCCCGCATCCCCGCATGGGCCACCGTGGTCCGTGTGTCCTAGTCCGTCCATCCACCATCACCATCAGGAGTAAGAACCATGGCTACCTACACTGTCTACGACTTCATGGGCGACGTGCTCTACACGGGCACCGACCCCAACGCCGCCAACGCCGCGCTCTCCCGCACTGACGGCATGGGCTGGGTGCAGACTGAGGGGGCCATCGCCCCTGACCCCATCGTCGAGACCACCGCGCTCATCGACGGCATGGGCGACGACGCCACGGGCGAGGACGACGAGGGCATCGACGAGGACCCGGGCATGGACGACGAGGGCATGTCGGATGAAGACATCGGCGCGTGCGCGGACGGCGGCACCGACGACACCGACGACGTGCGCCCCGTCGGCTACCTCGTGCCCATCGGCGATGGCTCAGAGGACCACGAGGTCGAGGCCACGGTGCCTGCCCCCGCTGGCACGATGTCACACGTCCCGGCTGAGCCCGCCGCTCCCGCTCCCGCTGCTCCCGAACCCGTCGCCGCGCCCACGGTGGCAACGGTCATGCAGCTGTCCGACGAGGGGACGGGTGCGACCATGGCTCAGGCCCGCCATGACCAGCTGGCGGCAGACCTCGAAGCCGCCCTCGGTCTGGCCATGGGGCCTCGGTCCTATGGCGCTGGCGTGGTCCTCGGCGAGGTCGGTGTCCGTCGGTTCCATGCGTCCTACGATGCATGGGCCGCACGCCCTGACTTCGACGTGGCGTGTGAGACCGTGGCCGCTAAGGTCCGGGCGGAGAACCGCCGGGACCATGTCGTCCGCCCCCTCGACGTGGTCATGAACCCTGACGGCACGCTCACCATGGGCGGCGACGGCCTCATGATGGAGGAGCCCGGCTTCAAGATGCTGCTGGGTCAGGTGACCCGTGGGACCAAGCTCCGGTGGTCCCGCTTCTTCGGCGGCGACGACATCTCGCTCGTGTTCCCACGGTCCTACCAGCTCATGGCGGTCATGCCCCCGGACCTCCGGTCCACGGTGTGGAACACCATGGTCAAGGATGCCTCCAAGAACCAGCGGCTCATGTTCCGTACCCGCAAGCCCGACGGGCAGGCCACGCGCTCCCTGTTCGCCGTGGCCTCGGAGACCTATGGGGCCTACGACGCAGACAAGGTCCTGACCCTGCTCGGAAAGGTCCTCAAGGGCAGCGGGGCCAAGGGTGCCATCGTCTACGACCCACGGTCCACGAACCTCTACGCCAACGCCTCGTGGCACGCGGACCGTGTCTTCGATGTCGCCAGCGGCGATGTCATGGGCCTGTCCCTGTCGTTCCGGTCCAACGATGCACGCGGCGGGGCCATCACGGCCCATGCCTCGGCGGAGTGCGGGCTCGGGCGGCTCACGTTCGGCACGGACCTCGCCCGCATCCGGCACGTGGGCTCGTCGGTCACGTACCGTGCGGGGCAGGAACTCCACGGGGCCATCGGTCGTGCACGCGTGGCGTTCGACGGGTTCCTGTCGGACTGGGGCCACCTGTCCAATGGGGTCAAGGGGGTCAAGCTCTACGGTGGCGCATGGGACACGGCCTCCCTGCTCATCGACGCCATGGTGGACACCGGGGCCGTGCGCCTCGCTGGCATGGACGACGACGCCGTGAAGAAGCTCCTCCATGGGTCCTTCCGTTGCGACCCGGGCGAGACCCTGACCCACGTGGCCCGTGCCCTCACGCGCGCCTCGACCATGGGCGGTCTGGACACGGAGCAGCAGGACGCCATGGAGCGTGCCGCCGGGGCCTTCGTGGCCACCGCCGCACGCGCCGTGAAGTGAGGCGGGCATGAGCCTCACCGACGCTGCGTCCTGTGTCCTCGTGGCATGGGTCATGTGGGTGATGATGCGAATGAACGGGTAGCCCGTTGACCCGTGGCCCCGGTGGGATGCATGTCCCACCGGGGCTTTCTGCTAGTCAACGGGGGCACGGGGGCACGGGGCCATGCGAAAGTTTGTGGCGTCGCCGGGTTGCGCGTTACCTGTCGCCGTGTCAAGGTTGTGAACGTCCGGCGAGGTGCCGGGCGGCGGGGTCAACCCCGGCAACATGGGCCCTGCGGGGCAAGGAGGCAAGGATGGAACGGAGCAAGTGGCAGAACGGAACGACGCGGCGTGTGGCCATGGTGGCTGCGGGCCTGACGGGTGGGGCCATCGGGTACGCGGCCATGTGGGCCACGGGGTATCCGGAGGTCGGCTTCATGGGCCTGCTGCTCGCAACGGTCATGGGGTCCATGGTCGGCGAGGCCCTCGGTCCATGGCGCGATGAGGTCGAGGGGCATCGGGTCGGGGACCCGGTGCTCGTGCTCTGGGGCCCGTACTTGGAGTGGACCCCGGCCTACGTGGTCGGGTTCGGGCATGGGGCCACGGCCATTCGCTGCGTGGTCGAGACGGAGTGGGGGGTCACCGGGCCCCAGTGGTTCCGCGCCATGGACATCATGGCCCTTGAAGGGGGTGAGGCATGAGCCGCCCCCTCCCGTCGGCGTGGGCCGTGGTCCCGTGGGATGTCGGCGCGATGGACCTTGGGGCCGTGCCCCTTGAGACGTGGCTCGCTGAGCACGTCGAGGACGTGAGCGACGCGCCCACGGTCCGTGTCCGCATGGCCCCGGTCGAGACGGTGGCGCGGGAGCATGGGTCCATGGATTGGGTGGACGCATGGCTCAGCGAGGGGGTGGCCCGATGAGCGGGAACCATGTCGTCATGATGGTGGACGGGGCAGCGGTCACGTGGCGCACGAGCGACGGGCGCACGGGCACGGACCCGCACATGGGCCCGGGCAAGTACGGGCCCACGCTGGTCAAGGTCCTGACGGACCTTGGCATCATCGGCCCATGGGGCACGACCGCAGGGTGGACCATTGAGGTGCACTACCCCGGTGGCACCCGGTTCATGATGCGTGGGGCCGGGGTCGGGCTCATGGCCGAAGCCTAGACAGGCCGGGCGGGCAAGCCCCATGGACCCTCGGGTCCGTGGGGCTTTGTCGTATCCGGGTCATGGGTTGCACTCGCGCGCGCAACCGTGCAACGGAGGTTGCCGGACGGGGCCATGCCGGAGGGGAGAAGGGAGGCATGGAACATGGTCGATGGGGGGTCCCCGTGCGTTCATGCGTCGCGACGCATGGGCCCGTCTAGGCCCATGGGCCCGGGAGGGGGCCCGTCGGGGGGCCCGGGTGAGGGGGGGGCGGGCTTGCATCTACTATGCGCCGGAAGGGGGGCCCCTAAGTGTCTAGAATGTTTGGATGTTTGAGAATGTTTGAGAATGTTTGGGGCCACGGGTTGACACCGTGGCATGTCCGGGTGACATGGACGGTGCGGGGTCCGACCCCCCGCCTCAACCCCGCCCCCTCCCGGCCCATGCAAGGGGGCATCTCACCCGGTCCCGTCGGGACCATTCAATCGGAGCAAGCCCATGAACCCCACTGTCAACCCCGCTCACGCTATCCCCTGCTACCGTTGCGGGGCCCCCGTCGCCTCCGACGTGGCCGCGCTGCTCGCCGCCCTCGCCGACGGGTCCGTTTCGGCGACGAAGGCGTACTATGTCCATGGCACGTCGGAAGGCCCGACGTGTGGTCACGTCATCCAGCCCGGCGGGTCCAGCGACCGCGCGGTCTATGGCCCCTTCCGTGAGGCGGTCAAGGCTCAGATGAACGCGGCGCTGAAGGCTCAGGGCTACGTGCGTGTCCTCCACTGTCCGGCCCCCGTCAAGGCGGGCGGCGAGGAAGAAGTCAAGGCCCGTGCGGCCAGCGCGGCCATTCAAGCCCGCATGAACGATGCGGCGTCGCGTTCTAAGGTCCCGGCAACGGCCCTTGCGGCGGGTTGCATGTTCTACCGTGACGGTGCGGGCGCGTGGCGCATGGGTCCGGAGCCCGTGACGGCCCCGGCCCCCGTGGCCCCGGTGTCGCCCATTAGCGCGCCCCCCGTGGCCCCGCCCCCGGCCCCGCCCGCCCCTCCCGTGGCCCCCGTGGCGGGCCCCATGGCCCCGCCTCCCCCGCCCCCTGTCCCCATGGTGCACGTCGCGTTGACCGACGGTACCGTGCAGCACGTGGCGGTCCCCGTGGCCCGCGCCATGCTCGCCGACGGTCGCGCCTACAGCGTGTGCGTCAACGGCGCATGGGGCGCGACGCTCCCGTAGCCTAGCCCCCGTGCCCCGGGCCCCCATGGGCCCGGCCCCCCGGCCCCCGTAGCCCCCCGGCTACGGGGGCCTTGCCATGTCCGGGCCATGGGCCCGGGGGGCATGGGCCCCCCGCCCCGCCGGGCGACGGGCCCCCCGGCCCCCATGGGGCGACGGGGCAAGGGGCCCGGGGCCCATGGCCCCCATCCCCGACCCATGGGCCCGGGGGCCCCGGGGCCAATGGCCCCTACCTCCCCCCCGCGCCCGCGCCATGGGCGCGGAGGAAGGAGGCGCGTCAAAATATCCCCAAATCCCAAACCCCATTCCCCTTACTTCCCTATGGGGGTTGTAGTGATTTCTCCCATATAGGGGGAGCAAGACTTACTTGATTATTATCTTATGGGTTATTGTGATTTATTTATTCTGTAGATACTACTATCCTGTCACCGTGACAGAGTTCTCAATACCCCACGAGGGCACATTCACCCCCACAACCCCTTGACAACCAGAAGATGATAAGTAAGTAGGTACACGTTCCCCCTATAAGGGTGAACTCACCCACAACCCCAGAAGGAGCGAGATGAAACTCTTCTCGACCGACATCCCTCTGCCCCCGCTCCCGCCGCCCCCGGCGGTCCAACCCGCACCCGAACCAGAACCCGTCACCACGACGGGCCCTCGCAAGGGACGCCCGGCGGCTGAAGCCGCCGACCCGCGCATGGCGGACTTCGCGAAGTGGATGGCGGACACCAACCGCTCGCCGCTCACCATCGGGAGCTACTGCGCCTCCGTGTCGTCCATCCTCCGGCGTGGCGTCGCGGCGGACGCGCACGAGACCGCCATCGGGAACCTCGACCTGTCCCCGGCCAGCCACGCCCTCTACCTCCGCGCGTGGCGGAACTGGCTGCGGTTCATCGGGGCTGCCCCGCTCCCGGCTCAGGCCGCGCACGCCAAGAAGGCGGCGTCCAACCTGTGCATGACCGCGCGTGGCCGGAAGAAGCCGACGCTGGGTGACCTCAAGGAGACGCCGTGGTCCAGCCTCAAGCTGCTAACCCTCGACGGCGTGCAGCACTTCACCCTGTCGAACGGGGCGGAGGAGTGGCTGTGGGAGCGCACCGACGAGCGCGTGGCGAGCCTGACCGCGCTCCTCGAACTCGCCCACGGCGGTCCGCTGCCCCACGACGACGATGCCTACGCCCGCGCCCTCGACGCCCTCTCCAACACCAAGGTCTACGCATGAGCACCCGCGACTACGTCATCACCCACCGTTGCTGCTGGCCCCTCCGTCCCGGGCACACGTGCCAGTGCCCCGTCCGCAAGCCGGGCGACCGCTGTCACTTCCACGCCGTGCCCGCCGCACTGGCGCTCGCCGCTGCGTCTGCCACGACCAACCCGGTCGAGCACCCCAGCCACTACAACGCCGGGAGCATCGAGGTCATCGCGGTCATCGAGGACTGGAACCTCAACTTCAACGAGGGCAACATCGTGAAGTACGTGGCCCGTGCTCGCCGCAAGGGGAAGCACCTCGAAGACCTCCAGAAGGCGCGCCAGTACATCGACTTCGAGATTGCCCGCGTGCAGCGCGGCGGGGAGGGCGCATGAGCAAGGACCCCGTTGACGTGCACATCTTCTTCGACGAGAAGCACCGCCGCATCATCGTGAAGATGCCCTTCCCCCTGCTCGTCCTCACCGACAAGAAGGTGAAGCGCGGCATCGCGCGCATCTGCGGGCGTGGGGCCGTCGTGGCCAGCCGCGTCTCCGCGTTCACCGGGGACCTGTGCATCTGCCACAAGGACGGCGTGGACGACTGGGAAATCGACATCGGCATCCGGGGGGACGCATGAAGACCCTCAAGCACATCGCCATGACCATCGTCGTCTATGTCCTCCGCGCCATCGGTCGATGGCCATGACCCCAGAACCCTGCCGCACCGTCTACGTCGTTCGTCCCGACGAGCGAGGCGTCTGCACCTACGACAGTTGGGGCATCGAGCACGCCCAGATGACGACGCCGATGATCGATATCTTCAGCGTGGAGCAGCCGTTTCTCCAGACGACCGTCCAGCGGTGCATCGTGCGGCCCAACTCGGTCTGCGAGCACGGCTGGTTCTGCACTGACAACCGCGAAGTCGCGGTGATGGTAGACGAACTTCGCAAGGAGCGCGCTGCCGTGGTGGCGTTCCTACGGGAAACGTCGCGGAACTTGGAAGCCAGCTTCGACGTGCATAGTGGTGCCATTTTGCGTGGCTACGCCGACCGCATCAAACGCGGCTTGCACCGCCGCGAGGAGAAGCGATGACCGACGACGAGGCCATGGCCCTTGGGCTCCGCGCCGTGGCGTGCAAGGGCTTCCGCTGGATGGGGGGCATGAGGGACATGCAGGGGAGGACCGTGACCCCGTGCATCCTGTTCCGTGCCCACCCGTCCGACACGCCGGACTTCCGAGACCCTGCGACCATGGGCTGCCTCGTCCACCTCGTCCGCGCCGCGTGGGACGACATGACCCTGTGGGTGATGTTCGACCATGACGAGGGTCGCTGGGGCGTGGACCGATGGGCGGACGGGCGCGTCCGCCGGGGGTTCTGCGACACCGAAGCCGAAGCATGGGTCGCCGCGCTGGAAGCCGCTCCGGCCTAACGAAGAAGCCCCCCGAGAAATCGGGGGGCTTTCTGCGTCGGGGGTGTCCGGAAACCCTAGTTCATGTCGTCATCAGCCGTGAGGTCCCGGGCAGCGCGCAGGAGGCTGGACACGTTGCTGGCCCACTCCGGCTCGTCCACCGTGTCGTCCTGCCGACGACGGAAGTGCATCTTGGACCCGATGAGGTGGCTCTCGATGGCACCCTCCTCGACGAGGGTCTCGATGATGCGGTCGCAGCGGGAGCGAAGAAGCTCCGCGCCGCGCAGCACGTGGCCGTACGAGGTCCAGTCGGTCCCGATGACCTTCAGCACGTTGCGGCGTTCGCGCATGTCGCGCCCGGCGCACGCCAGCTCAGCGAGGCCCATGGCAGAGCGGTAGTGCAGCTCAGCCAGCCCGATGGCGAAGCGGAGCGCCTCCTCCGTGACGAGCCACTGGCCGGACGTGCGGGCAGCCCCGAAGTCCAGCGAGGCCAGCAGGGCGACCTTGGCGGCGTGCGTGGCCGTGCGCCCATGGGCCGCAACGCGGGCGAGGGACTGGTCCTTCTCCAGCCGGGCGGACAGGTCCTTGCTCCAGTCGTACCAGAGCTGGCTCGCCGCCGGGTCGAGGCCCATGCAGCGACCGACCTGCGCGCTCCCGGCGTTCACGAGCCACTGGACGAGCCAGTCGCGGCGAGCGTCATCCGGGGACGCGGCGAACAGCTCGCGCTCACGGTGGGCGTGGATGAGCATCCAGCGCGACATGAAGCCGCCCTCCCAGTCCTGCATCTCCGCGTGCGTCTCAAGGAACGACGGGTTGACGGCAGCGAGGATGGAGAGGCGCGGCTGGGGGATGCGGACCGTGCGCTTGGCGAGGCGGCGCTCAATCGGGTCACCGTCGAAGATGCGGGTGAGACCCGCCTTGATCTTGGACATGTAGTTGTTCGAGCCACCCTCCGTCTTCGAGAGGAAGTCGCCGAACTCCCCCATGACGAGAAGCTGGTTGGGCTGCTGGCCGAGGCTCTCCAGCAGGCCCTCGTAGGAGGCCGGGTCCTCGCCGATGGCCAGCGGGTTGGCCCACGCCAGAAGCTCGCGACCGACCCGGATGGCCGTGCTCTTGTGGTCCACGGCGGGGCGTCCGACGATGAGCACCCAGAGGTTGGCGCTCACCTTGCCGCCGGGCAGGGTGTCGATGCAGAGGCCGGGGGGAGCGATGGCGGCGAGGACGCCGAGACCGACGCCCACGTGGTAGGCGAGCGACGCGTCCGACTGCCGGACGGCGTAGTACAGGTACTGCTTGAGCCAGCTGTCGTCGGGCAGGTTGTCCACCAGCTCCGCGACTTCAGTTTCAGTGACGGTTTCCATTCGTGCGTGCTCCTGCGGGAGAAGGCCCGCGCCTGCGAGAGTGCCCCGCCCACTTCGACTATCGGGGGTCCTTGCAAACGGCAACCCCCCGTGTAAGACTTAGTGCGGAGGTACCGAGTGCAGCTCATCTGTAGTGTGTGGCCGAAGTCCGGGGACGGAGAGTTTCTGGGGGCGCTGAAGACCCTCGTACCCGGGGCGAAGCATATCGACCGTCCGGGGCGGTCCGAAATCATCGTGCCTGACCACGGGGCGAACCAGCTTGCTGAGCGGCTGGCGGAGGCGGGTATCCGGCACGAGTGGCAGAAGTCGCCGACCCCGCGCCAGACCCTCGCGTTCCCGGCGCGCCTCGCGCGGCTCGTAGAAGAAGGTGTGGTGCGGCCCGACATCCCGGGCCTCCTCACGGAGTATCAGGTGGAGGGGCTGACCCGCGCGGTGGAACGACCGGGGTCTCACCTGTGGTGGCCGTGCGGCAGCGGCAAGACAATGGCCGGGCTGCTGTGGTCGCTCACCCACACCGGGCCGCACGTCATCGTGACCCGGAGCGCGGCGCTGTTCACGTGGTACCGGGAAGCCCGGGCGCGCACGAACGTCGAGCCCCACGTCTGGCTGCCGCCCAGCCTGCGGAAGAAGAAGCACGAGGACCTGCTCGCGTACACGGCGCGCGTGGAGCGCCCGCTCGTCATCGTGTCGTGGGAGAGCCTGCCCGCCGCCATGAACGAGCTGGCCGTGCTGCGCCCGAAGACGGTGGCGTTCGACGAGGTGCACCGCTCCAAGTCCCACAAGCGGTGGAAGGCTGTGCCCAACGCCGACGGGACGCTGGACTTCGAGAAGCTGGAGAACATCGCGGCCAGCGCCGCCGACCTCTCCAAGCTCGTGATGTTCCGGCTGGCCCTGACCGCCACGCCCATCCGGGACCGGGTGCGCGACCTGTGGGCGCAGCTCGACCTTGTGGAGCCGGGGACGTGGGGACGGTACTGGGACTGGGCGACGCGGTACTGTGCGGCCCGCCCGGGTGCGTTCGGCGGCATGGACGACAAGGGCAGCTCGAACCTCGACGAGCTGGAGTACCGTCTCCGGTACGTCGTGCACCGTGTCCTCCCGGAGGAGGTGGCCTCCATGCTCCCGGCCAAGCGCCGCCAGTGCGTGTTCCTCCCGGTGGCGGAGCAGAACAAGGCCGCTGGCTCGTGGACTGCCGCCATCAAGCGCGCGACCAAGGAGGGCAAGGAGAGCGCGCTGGAGGTGCGCCTCGCCGAGGCCGCGAGCCGCAAGCGGGCGTGGATGGTGGACGCCATGGTGGAGGCTGCCGCTGCCGGGCACAAGGTCGTCATCCTGACGGGGCGTCGCCACGACGTGGACGTGCTGGGCGCTGCGGCCAAGAAGGCGCTTCCGGCGCACGAGGCGACCATCTGGCACACGCACGGCGACGACAGCCCCTCCGACCGGGACGCCACGTGTCAGGCATGGCTCATGGCCCATGGGCCCGCGTTCCTCATCGCGACGGGCGACAGCATCGGCGAGAGCCTCAACCTCCAAGACGCCGACCTCATGATTGTGGCCATGCTCCCATGGACCCCGGGTCAGGTCATGCAGTACGAGGGGCGCGTGGCGCGGCTGGGCCAGAAGCGCCCCGTGCTCATCCAGTACGTCATCGCGGAGGAGACCGTGGACGAGCGCGTCGCGGAGATGCTCCTCAACAAGCTGCCCAGCGTGGCCCAGCTGACGGGCGACGGCGACGTGGAGATGCTGCGCCAGTCCCTGACTGGCATGGAGAACAAGGACGCGCTGGTGGACGAAGTCGCCATGATGCTTGAAAGCCTTGACCTATCTGACATCGTGATAGGCGGAGAGGCATGAGCACCGACACCGCAACGCCCACGACGCCCATCCTTCTCAACGCTGGTCCCTCCGACTTCGGGTGGTCGCCCCATGGGGCGTTCCTCCATTGTCCCAGCTTGTACGCCTACAAGTACATGCGCTCCGGGAGCCACCAGCAGGACAGCCGCGTCGTGGGCGGCGGGTCGGAGGCGCAGGCGCGTGGCCGCGCCATCCACCTCGTGCTGGCGCACCACTACCGACAGCTCCAAGCGGTGCAGATGGGGGACGACCCCAACAAGTGGTACGACCCGTACGCCGCTGCGGAGAAGGGTGCGGAGGCAGGGGAGTACGGGCCGGAGCACATCCAGATGGCGTGCAAGATGCTGGACTACTACCGCGCGTGGTGGGGCGAGGAGCGCCACACCGTCATCGCGGTGGAGGAGGTCTGGAAGGCGGAGCTGGGGACGCTCGACGTGCTCGGCCATCCGAAGCACGGGGACCCCATCTACTACGCGCCGCGCGTGGACCTCGTCACCCGGGACGCGGCGGGCGGGGTCTGGTTCTGGGACCACAAGACGACGAGCGTGATGAAGGGAGACAGCGTGTCCGGGTACTCGCTGCACGGCCAGTTCATCGGGATGAAGCACCTCGGGCGCGCGTTCTTCGGCGACCAGTTCAAGGGTGTCATCCTCAACTTCATCCAGACGACGCCGCCTCCCAAGTTCGCGCGCCCTAGCCTCGAAGCCGCCCCGCACGCGGACAACTGCTTCCCCGCGACGCTCATCCACGCGCGTCACGAGATGGCGCGGCTGGAGCTGGAGACCCAGCGCGGGAACCTCAAGCCCAAGGACTGGCCCAAGTCGCTGAACGAGACCTCGTGCGTCGGGCGCTACGGCAAGTGCTCCGCGTTCGACTGGTGCTCGTGGGGCGGAGCGTAAGGAAATCGCGGACTTGATTGTCCCCGCAAGAAAATCTGCGAGCGCGCCCTAGACACGGCAACCCACGGTGTTATCAAAGTGGGGCGAGGTGATGATGTCGCAGTTCAACGAGCCAGCCGTCGTCGTGGTGTACGGCCCATCAGGGATGGGCAAGACGACGGACACCCTGTTCTCCTTCCCCATGGGTCTGTTCTTCGCCCTCCCGGGCGCTCTCAAGCCTTCCCTCCGCGTTGTCGGCTGGGACCCGCACGCCGCCGGACAGGTGGTGTCGGTGTCGGACCTCGGCATGGCGGTCAACGCCCTGCGTCAGGTCAAGCCCGGCACGTTCGACGCCGTCATCGTGGACGACCTGTCGCTCCTCGCGGAGCGCACGATGCAGCAGCTGGAGAGCAAGCACGCCGGGAGCCGCAACAAGTTCGCCATGTGGGACGAGCTGCGCGACACGGTCATCCGGTTCCGCGAGGCAGCGCGTGAGTGCGGCCTCCACGTCGTCCTCAACACGCACGAGCGCCAGCCGGAGACGCACGACGGGACGTTCTTCCGTGGCGGGCCCGCTCTCCCCAGCAAGACGCTGACGGAGCGCATCCCGCACATCGCCGACACGGTGCTCCGGGCTGCCTCGGACCCCACCGCGCCGGGCTCGTGGAAGGGCGTCTACAAGTGCGAGCCCGCCAACCCCCAGTGGGTGATGAAGGACCGCCACGGGTGCTGCCCGCCGACGTGCCCCCAGAACCTCGGTGAAATCCTCCGCATGGCGGGCTACTCCATCCGGCGTCGCCCGGAGCTGGAGTGGCAGGAGGACTGGGTTGAGTGGGTCGCCACGCAGCTCGCCTCCGGCGCTCCGGAGAAGAAGGTCATGGAGGAGCTGAACGCTCAGTTCTCTGAGGCCGACCCTCTCCACCTGCGCTGGGTCCGTCGTGACGGACGCCACCGCTTCCTCCTCCGCAAGGCGTACACCGCCATGGTCATGAGCGACTGACCCATGAACATCCAGCTCCCCGGTGACGACACCGAACCCATGATGCAGTTCTTCGCGTACGAGCACCTCCCGGAGGTTCTCCAACAGGTGAGCCGACCGTTCTGGTTCCTCGCCGACAGCATCTCGAAGAACCTGCCCCGCAACCCGGAGCGCACCGTGGCGCTCCGGAAGCTCCTCGAAGCCAAGGACTGCGCGGTCCGCGCGGTCATCTACAAGTCCTAGTTTCCAAGCCTCGTGGGCGTCCAACTAGGGGCGCGCGTCCACGAGGGCTATCCAAGCGCCCCGGTCAACGTGCAAGCAGCAAGGAGCCACCACCATGTCGTGGAACATCAACACCAACTTCGCCAACGTTCGTGCCATGGGCAGCGGTGCGGTCGCCCCGGAAGAGGGTGCCTACATCGTCACCATCGCGAAGACTGAGGCGATGGACAGCAAGAAGCAGATGGGCCTCGTCAACGTGAAGGTCGTCGCGACCGTCAACGACGACGGCTACGAGGTCAGCGACATCTTCCCGCTCCCGAACGGCGCGGACGAGAAGAAGGACCGCATCTTCCTCGCCAAGTGGAAGTCGCTCCTCCTCTCCATCGGCTACGACGCCAGCCAGCTCGACACGCAGGTCAACATCAGCGAGGAGTGGCTCATCAACCGCGAGGCGTACGTCTACTTCGTGCCGCGTCGTCAGGGTGAGAAGGGCTCCTTCGACGAGACGATGTTCATCACGGCGGAGAAGTTCGAGGCCGTGAAGCAGGGCAAGTGGAAGCCCCGTCCCTCCAACGGTGGTGGCTCCAACACCAACGTCGGTGACGCGCCCGTCATCCCGACGACCACGGTCATCCCGACGCCCGTGGCCCCCGCTCCCGCGATGCGCGCCGCTGGCCCCGTGCCGACGCCCCCCGCGCCCCCGAAGGCGGGCGGTGCGCTGAGCCGCATCCTCGGCTAGTCTCCCAGCGAGTGCTGGGGGCACCCTGCCCCTCCCGTGCCCCCCACCGGACCTTGCTCCCCGGTGCCATCACGGGAGGGGCTTTCTCATGTCCGGGCCTTGCGCCCGTGGAGCATCCATGTCCGACACCTACGACCCGGTGGCCTGCGGCGCGATGTGCGACGCGTGCGTGCTGAAGACCCTCCGCATCGGTGGCCCCGTGCCCCCGACGACGCGTGACCACGCCCAGTTCGCCATCGTGGGCGACTTCCCCGTGTTCGAGGACGTGCGCGTCAACCGCCCCCTCGCGAGCGCCGGGGGCATGGCCCTCAACGAGGCGCTGGACAAGGCGGGCCTGTCGCGCTCGCTGGCCAGCGTGCATCTCGCCGTGGCGTGCCAGCCGCCCGGGAACGACCTCAAGCTGGCGAAGGCCCGGGCCCGCAAGCTGAAGCTGCCCGACCCCGTCGCGTGCTGCGCGCCCCGCCTCAAGGCGGAGCTGAAGGGCCAGCAGAAGGTCATCACGCTGGGCGACGCCGCGACCAAGTCCGTGACCGGGACGGCCATGGGCATCCTGTCCGTGCGCGGGGGCCCACGGACCATGGCCGATGGGACCATGGTCCTGCCGTCCGTGTCGCCGGGCATGGCCATCAAGGCCCGGAAGTGGCTGCCCGTGCTGGCCAAGGACCTTGGGCGTGCTGCGCGCTGGTTCATGCGCGGGTACCTCGACTGGACGGACCCGCACATCACGCTGTTCCCCAGCGTCGATGCCGTGGAGGCGTTCCTCGCCAAGCCGTCGTCGTTCTGGGCGTACGACGTGGAGACCGACGGCATCGAGGCTCTGACCGCGAACCTGCGCTGCGTTGGCATCGCCACCAAGGACGAGGCCATCGTCGTGCCCATCCTCGGCATGGACGGGACGACGCGCTTCTACAGCGAGGGCGACCTCGCTCGGGTGAAGCAGCTCCTCGCCGACGCGTTCACGGACGGGCGCCAGTGGGTCGGGCACAACGCCGGGTACTACGACCGCATGGTCATGGAGCACCACCTCAAGGTGACCCCGGCTCCGCTCATGGACACCATCCTCCTGCACCGTCTTGCGGAGCCCGGCCTGCCCCATGACCTCGGCTTCGTCGGGTCCACGTGGACGGACGTGCACTCGTGGAAGGCCGACAACGAGGGCCAGAAGCTGGCCAACGCTGCACGGTCGGACCGGGAGCTGCACCACTACTGCGCGCTCGACTGCGCGGTCACGGCGCGGGTGGCTCCCCTGCTGGCGAAGTCCGCCGTGGCGCGCGGACAGGTGGAGCCGCTGCCCGCTGCGCCGGACCAGACGCTCCTCGACCTCGACCACTGGGCGCAGGGCATGTGCGTGAACCTGCACCGGGTGGGCATGTACGTGAACCAAGAGTGGCGCGAGCGGGCGGAGGACTGGCTGACCCACGAGAGCGAGTTCCTGCGGGTCCAGTGCGCGGCGGAGGGGGAGGCGTTCGGCATGGCGGGGTTCAACCCCAACAGCGGTGCCCAGATGCGCGACCTCCTGTTCAACAAGTGGAAGCTGGTGCCGGAGGAGTTCACGGAGACGGGCGACCCGTCCGTCAACGACGAGGCGCTGCGCGGGTTCATCGCGCTGAAGTCCCTGACCAAGGAGCAGCGTGCGTACCTCATGCTCGTGCGCCGCTTCCGCAAGGTGCGGAACAAGTGGCTGGGGACCTACGTCGCGCCCATGAAGCCCGCGCGCTTCGGGGGCAAGGCGTGGGACCGGGACGGGCGCATCCACGCCTCGTGGAACGCGCACGGCACGCTGGTCGGGCGTCTCTCGTGCAGCGACCCCAACCTCCAGACCATCCCTCCCATGTTCCGGTACCTGTTCCAAGGCGCGCCGGGACACGAGCTGGCGGGCGCGGACGCGGACCAAATCCACCTCCGCATCATCGCGGCGCGCTGGGGCGTGGCCCGTCTCCAAGAAGTGTTCCTCCGGGGCGGCGACCCCCACGCGCTGGCAGCGGAGGTCATCTTCGGCGAGCGGTTCGTCAAGGCGGACGGGCACCCGGACAAGGCGGGGGGCAAGTGGTCCGGGCAGGCGAAGTCCATGCGCCAGATTGCAAAGACGTTCCAGTACGCGGCAGCCTACGGTGCGGAGCCCAGCACCATCCAGAGCGTGCTGACCAAGGCGGAGGACGACAGGGGCAACCTCATCAACCTCGCCCTCACCGTGCGGCAGGTCACGGCCATGCGCGAGAAGTGGCTGGCCGGGATGCCCGAGTTCGAGAAGGGCTGGAACATGGAGCTGGCCATCGCGGAGGCCAACGCGCGCAAGGGGAAATGTGACCCATGGGGCAGCGACCCTGTGGCGGGGCGTCGGCGCGACTACCCGAACGGCGTCGAGGACGAGCGCAACGAAATCACGAACGCGCCCATCATCATGACGGAGAGCGCCATCATGCACCTCGCGGTGCAAGACCTCCTGACAGAAATCCCGTGGGACAAGTGGGGCCCGGGGACAGGCATCGTGGCGCAGGTCCATGACAGCATCACCGTCGAGGTGCCCCGGGGCATGGGCAAGTGGGCCGCTGAAGTCGTGGCTGCGAGCCTCACACGGCGGGTACCCGGGCTGGACGTGCCGTTCACCGCAACTGGCACCTTCGGCGACACGTGGGTAGATGCCTAATCACGGAGGCAGAAACATGGCTATCAAGGCAGTCAAGGGTGGCTTCAAGGCCACGTCGTCCCACGGTCGCCCGCTCAGCAAGAAGCCGAAGACCAAGGCGGAGGCGCTCAAGCAGCTTGCCGCCGTGGAAATCTCGAAGAAGGCGCGGGGGGCCAAGTGACCACCGGGAAGACCGTCCGCCTGTTCTACGCGCACGCCAAGGGCACGCCGGACAAGACCATCGACGAGCGGGCCCATGCCCTCCGCCAGCTCGCTGCGGCGTCGTTCCCCGGCTCCACCGTCGAGGTGGTGACCGGGCGCGACGACTACAACACCCGCGCCAAGGCGGAGGGTGGCTGGGCCGGGTGGACGTATTCCGTGGGCTGCGGGTGCGACCATGAGGGCCAGCCGCGTTTCCACGCCGTCGTCACGGATGGGCTGGCTGTGGGCAAGGCGACGGCGGACATCATGCGGTTCGCGCGCAGCTCCGGGAAGAAGGTCGTGTACTGGGATGGTGCTGACCAGTTCGCCGACGTGTCGGGCGTCGAGGACAAGGGGCAGGACCGCTGGAGGGACGGATGGGCGTTGGTGTTCGCGAGCTGAAGCTCACCGAGACGGCGTCGATGGTCCGGGACCTCCGGAACGTCGGCGTCTCGCTGGACGAGATTGCTGTCGAGTGCGGCGCGAGCTGGTGGACGGTGCTGCGGTGGATGCGCGCGGAGCGCGTCCCGCACCCGCACCACCTTCGTCGTCTGCACGAACTACACGGTGACCGCGCGACTGGTTGACGCGGCAACACACGGTGTTAGACTGGCACCACGACAAGGAGGTCGTGGTGTCGGTCTACGTCAAGAATGTGCGGAGCAACGTCAAGTCCAGCGACGGGCTGCTCTGGGAAGTCGAGCTGGGTGAGAAGACGCTCATCGTCGGGGCGAACGGGAAGGGGAAGTCCCGCATCGTCAACGCGGTGGAGCTGGCGCTGACGGGGCGCGCGAGCGACCTCGCCGGGAAGACGGACGTGGCGCGGGAGGCAGACCTCCTCGCGCTCTCGCCGGGGCGCAACGCGAACCTCTACGCCGAGGCGACCCTGTCGTCGGGTGAAGTGGCGACCTTCGGCGTCGAGTACGTGGGCGCGGGCAAGACCCGCAAGGCGGACCACGATGTCCCCGTGTGGTTCCCCAAGGAGGAGCTGCTCCCGGTGCGCGCTGTGCGCGAGGCCATGGTGGGCAGCGCGGACGCCGCGTGCCGCCAGTTCCTGTCGTGGGCGGGCGCGGGTGCCGGGCGCTCCATCATCGACATGCTGAGCCCGAGCCTCCTGCCCGCGTACCACCGCCTCGTGGCGCTCAACGCCGGGGCCGACCTCACGGGGCTGGAGAGCGCCGCGCGCAAGAAGAAGCTGGAGGCCAACGCCTCCGTGAAGGCGCTGGAGAACGCGCTGTCGAGCACCGGGTCGTCGCAGGCTGCCCCTGACGACGCGGACATCGCGGCGGCGCAGGAAGCGTCCCGTGTGGCCCGTGAGGTCATGGTGAAGGCGCAGGCCGCGCAGATGCGCGCCAACGCCGCCCAGCGCAACGCCATGCTCGCCCAGCAGGTCACGGAGCTGGAGGCCGCACAGGTGGAGGCGGACGCCGTGCACGCCCAGTGGGTGGAGTACGTGGCCAGCCTGCCCCGGCCCGAGGGCAACACCGCCATCGCTGAGCATCTGCTCCACCTCCTCGACCACGCCGCGAAGCACGGGTACGACGACTGCCTCATGTGCGACGGAGCGCCGGGTGCGACGTTCTTCGCCGAGCGCCATGCGAAGGTCAACGAGGCCATCGGTTCCCGGATGCAGCGGGCCAGCGAGTACGCGGGTGCCGAGGCCAGCCTCCGGATGGCGCAGACGCAGGCGAACACGGTGGCGAGCAAGCTGTTCTACGCGAAGCGCGCGCTCGAAGCCGCGACTGAGCCCGTGGAGGCCGGGGACGCGCCGGACTACGCCGCCGCTGCCGCCGCGTACGACGTGGCCGAGAACAAGCTCCGCCAGCTCCAGACCGCCAAGGCGTCGTGGCAGTCCTACCGGAGCGTCATGGTGCAGCTCGACACGGCGCGTGCGGACGCCGCCACGTGGAAGTCGCTGGAGGACGCGCTGGGGCAGGCGGGCCGCATCCTGCTCACGGACGCCCTCACGGCGTTCAAGACCAAGGTGCAGGGGTTCCTCCCGTCCACGGACGCCTTCGGCATGACCCTCTCCGAGGGGTCGCGCGAAGTGTTCCAAGCCGGGTTCCTCCGCAACGGCGTGCTCCACACGGCGCTGTCGGGTGCGGAGTGGGCGCGTCTCACGCTGGCCATGGCGAGCGCCATCCTGCCCGCTCAGGCGCAGCTGGCGGTCATCACCCCCGAGGAGCGCGCCTTCGACCCGAAGACGCTCGCGGCGGTCATGAAGTCGCTGGCCAGCGCCCCCGGGCAGGTCATCATCACGAGCCCCGTCGCCCCGTCCGGCAAGGTCCCGGCGGGCTGGACCGTGGTGGAGCTGTGATACACGCCATGGCCCCGACCCTCGCGAAGAAGCCCGACACCGCCACCCTGTCCGCCAAGCTGGCCATGGCGGAGATGACGGAAGCGGAGGTCCGCGCGGCGCTGCACCAGTGCGTCGAGTACATCGAGCACGTCGAGATGGCGCTTGAAGACCTCCGCGATAAATGCGCGGAAACAGCGAGACTTCTGAGGTAGGGATGCCACGGGTGTGGACGATGAAGCAGCTCCGCCAGCTGGCAGACCGTCGCAAGGCTGGCGAGAGCACGAACGCCATCGCCGCATCCGTCGGCACCTCGCCGAACAACCTCCGGTACCGCTGGAGGACGCACATCGGGTTCAGCGCCAAGGAAGTCAACGCCCGCGCGCAGTCAGTCTCCATGCGTACGATGCGCGTGTGGGGCTGGCTGCACGCGGGCCTCTCGCTGTCTGCGTGCTGCATGAAGCTGGGGTGGCCCTCCGACCAGAAGCACCTCAACCGCCTGTCCATGGCGTTGCGTCGGTACTGCAAGCGGAACGGGATAGCTATGCCGAACCCCCCCGGAGGTCAGCATGGCAGGAAAGCCGCTCAACTCGCCCATTCGCACGCCCGGCGAAAGCAAGAAGTTCAAGGTCTACGTCAAGAACCCGGACACGGGGAACGTGAAGACCGTCCGGTTCGGTGACCCGAACATGGAAATCAAGCGAGACAACCCGGAGCGCCGCGCGAACTTCCGCGCTCGCCACGGGTGCGACACGGACCCCAAGGCCAAGGACAAGACCACGGCCAAGTATTGGTCCTGCAAGAACTGGTGAGGGCCTAGCCCTTCTTCCGCAGCTCCCAGTGCGGCATGTCGGGGAAGCGGGCCCACCCGCCTCCCCACACCAGCTCATAGCCCTCGCGCTCCGCCTCCGGGACAGCTGCCCAGTGCGTGCGGACCACGTCAGCGAGGGCCCGGAACGCCGTGTGGTTCTTCCAGTCGATGGGCCATGGGGCCACGTCCACCGCCATGGAGGGGGTGGAGTTGTGCTTCGAGTTGGGCCACTGGAGCTTCGAGTTCCCCGCCGCGTAGGCAGCTGCCTGCTCCGCCTTGCCCCGGAACCCGCAGAGCACCGTGAAGTCGAAGTCCACGATGGCGGACTTCATGACGCGCTGAAGGAGCGGGTGGCACGTGGCCAACCGCTCACGGGACGTGGCGGAGAACGCGGGCATCAGACCTTCTTCGCCTCGATGAGGTGCGCCGCGAGGAGAAGCAGGTCCTCCGCGAGGTCAGCGGCCTCCTCCTTGTCGATACCGCCCTTGGCGTAGCGGACGAGCTTGGCGACGAGCGCCATGATGCGGGCCCATGGGAGCTGGGCGACGACCTTCTCATTCATGGCAGTTTGCTCCGGATGTGGTGAACGTCGTCTTCGATTTTGTCCACGCGGGTGGTGAGGCTCTGGATGGCGTTCTCGAAGACCTTGCGGTCTTCGGTGTGCGCCGCGACGGTCTTCTCGATGGCGGATACGAGGCCACCGAGCTTCTCGTTCTGCGTGTCGAGGTAGCCCTTGAGGACGGGCACGACCGACTTCGCGAGCCAGTAGAGGATGGCCACGCTCAGGGCGAGCGCGCCGAGGGGGCCAGTGACAGCGGTGATGAGCTGGGCGAGCATCGGGTCTACACCGGGGTCCACGAGGTCACCTCGTCAGCTTCGTTGGTGACGACGATGCACGGGAGGGTCCAGCTCTGCTCGACCGCGACGCCCTGCCACTTCGGCGGGACGCCCGTGTAGAAGCCGACGCAGCCGTTGGCGATGGCAAGCGCCGTCGCGTCTTCAGCAGATGTCGTCACGGTGACGACTAGGTCCTTGGTGTCCATGGGGCCTCCTACGCGAGCACGATGATGTTGACGCTACCAGCGGTTCCCGGGGACCCGGGCTGCCCACCCGTACCCGCACCGGGGCCACCCGTGCCACCCGCAGCCGACACGGTCCCGCCGATGCTGGCCACGGGCGTCGTCGTGATGATGCCGACGAGACCTCCACCACCGCCACCGCCACCGCCAGCGATGCCGCCACCGTAGGCAGCGGCGTCACCACCGTTGCCGCCCTTGGCCGAGATGAGACCGCCCGCGTTGTTGATGGTCTTCGCGGCAATCCAGACCACGCCACCACCGGAGCCTCCGCCGCCCGCAGTCGCCCCGCCCGCCGGGAGCTGCACGCCACCCGTGCCCCCGCCAGCCCCGCCAGCGAACGCGGTCGCCGCAGCGCCGCGCGGGTACCACAGGTTCGAGGCCCAGCGCGTGTTCTGGACACCCGCGACACCGCCCGTGCCACCAGCGTTCACACCGCCCGCTCCGCCGTTTCCGCCGTTCGGGGTGAGCCCAGCGGAGTTGAGCGAGGAGTTGGAGGTGCCTTGCCCGGCGATGCCGACGCCAGCCGTCGAGTTCCCGTTGTAGCCCGTGCCGCAGATGTTCCGGAGGAACTGGGCCGCACCGAGGCCACCGCCTGCGCTGCCGCCCGTCGCCGAGGGGCCATCGTCGTGGATTTGCCCGGCGTTGGTGAGCGTGTTCGCGACCAGCAGCTTGAAGCCGAGGGGGGTCACCTTGCCCGTGGCCTGCACGGTCAGGTTGTTGTAGTGCCGCTCCCTGCCGGGGTTGAGCACAGCTCCCGCGAGGACGGTGTAGTCTCCGTCAGCGCCGTCGCCGAACACCCCCGCAAAGGTGAGGCTGGTGCCACCACCGCCGCCGCCGGACGAAGCCGTGGGGAAGAACGAGTTCATTACCGCCTCCAGTAGACGCGAGCGCGCGCATTGGCAGTCCCGGCGTCGAGCTTGACCCAGACGCCGAACTTCATCTTGGTGGACCCCTGACCCTGCTTGTACTGGATTTGGTCCGCCGAGATGACGAGCGCGCCGCTTGCGGCTGCACCCGGGGCCGTGGCGATGGTGACGTTGGTGGTCGGGAGCGCGACGAACGCGCCAGCCGTGTCCCACGTCCCCACGATGTCAGCCTTGGTGGCACCGACGATGGTGTTCAGCTCAACCTCGACGTGCGAGATGGTCCCCTTGGAGGGGAAGTAGCTGGACGCCCCATCGTTGATGAGGTCTTCGCCCACGAGGAGCAGCGTGAAGCCAGCGGCGTTCACGGCGGTCCAGTGAGCGTACGAGAAGCCTTGTGCGTCTGGCATGGTGTCTACCTCTTGGAGATGAAGGGCCGCTCGAAGGTGAGGACGCCGCCTCCTGCCTCCATGGCTTTGAGCTGCATATCGCGTGCGTCGCGCTCCACCATCTTGATGCGGGTGAGCGGGTCTTCCTGCGTGAGCCCGATGCCCGTCAGGGCGTCGAGATACCGGATGTCATGGGGCACGTAGTACAGGTTCCGTGACCCCTCCGGGGTCATGCCTGCCTCCGCCATGGAGGTCTGGTACACGTCGGCAGCTCCGACGAGCGTACGCAGCATCTGGCTGTAGGGCATGTTCATGAACATGTGCGCGAAGCCGGGGTTGGCGGTCTGCACGGGCTCATAGACACCCTTGTTCGGGTTGAACCGGGTGGTCTCCGCATACCCGGACACGCGCGCCAGCAGGTTGTGGACCTGCTCTGCCATGGGACTGAGAACGGGAGCCCCTGCGGTGGAGACGCGCTGCAACGCGGCCAGCGTCTGGCCCACGGGCTTGGCGCTGTCGAGCTGGTAGAGCGGGCGGTCGTAGTAGATGTTGTAGTCGAACATGCGCTCGAACAGGAACCGGGCTGCGAAGTGCATCTGGCTGATGATGCGGAACTTCGACATGCTGCCACCCGCCGCTTCGGTCCCATGGCCCATAAGGCTGGCCGGGATTTTCGGGATGGCGCCCACGAACTCGGCCACCTGACCCATGGTCTCAGTCGCGCTCTCGATGGGGGTGCGGAACCCTTCGAGGAACAGCGTCGGGTGCTCCGGCACCGGGATGCGAAGGCGGAACCGCGCGTGCGGCAGACGCCACCGGAGCGAGTAGTCCTTCCACGGGTGCGCCGGGAAGCGGTCCTTGAACCCGATGTCCCGCTCGTAGGCAGCCACCGCGTTGGGCGCGTGGGTCATGAGCATCTGGGTGAACATCTGGTAGAACATGGGCTGTTCCAGCATCATCCCGGCCTGCAAGTAGGCGTTCTTGAACGTCCACGTGAAGAACGGGAAGACCGTCCGCATCCACGTCTTCTGGGTCGCCGTGAGGTCCGCGTAGTTGAACAGGAACTTGTTCATGTGCTGGACCGACGCGTCGATGCTCCCCGAGCGGCGCATGTTTCCGATGAAGCTCGTGAGGCGCGCTTGGTTCTCGACGAACCCGCCAATCATCTTGCCGATGCGAGGCGGGATGACGACGCCGAGACCCGAGAGCCCGCCCGTGAACGCCACGGGCATGGTCAGGATGATGGCGTCACGGGCCCCGTAGAACGTGCGCTCCAGCTTCTGGAGCGCCTCCGGCTGGTTCATGAGCCGGAAGACCTCCGCCATCTCCTCCTCGTAGCGGTCGATGTCGAGGTAGACGTTGTGCCCGCCCGTGAACACGCCGCGCTCCCGGAGAAGGCGCATCGCCGTGTCGGCTTCACGGAACGTCCCATCGCCGAGGTCGATGCCCGTGTCGAGGAGCTTCGAGATGCCCGCCGCACGGAACGCCTTGAGGCGCGACTTGCGGAGGCCGAAGTCCCACACGTTCTCGTTCGCGAACCGTGGCGCTTCGAGGGCTTCGGCAGCCTTGGCCAGCGACCCGTACTCGTCCACGTACGCGGCAGCATGGGCCAGCTGCGTCGCCATGAAGTTCGTCTTCGGGTTCAACGCGCCCAGCGCGCCGAGGTCCAGCACGTTGTTGAAGACGTTGCCCATGGCGTTGCCCATGTGGTGGGCCATCTGGGTGACGGTGTACCAACTCTTGTAGACGCTGTTGACCTTGTCGGCGAGCGCCTTCACCATGCCGCCCGTCCCTTCGAGCGACCGCTCCATGGTCGAGGCGAAGTCGAGCGTATCCATCATGTTCTGCGCGACCGTCGCCGGGACGTAGAGCTGCCAGCTCGAACCCCCACCGTCGAACCACGCGTTGAGCATCTTCGGGTCCACCCGGATGTCCGAGCCCGCCTCCGAGGCCAGACGGTTGACCCGGGCCGCGACATCGCGCCACGCTTCCCCGTCCGTGATGGTCGGGGTCGCTGCCTTGATGGCGTCGAACTCGTCACGGATGTTGAGGAGCTGGGCGGAAGGTCCACCCTTCTTCCACTGGAACGAGCGCACGTCGAGGAGCAGCTCCTCGATGTTGATGGCCTGCTGGACCGCCGGGACCTCGCCGAGCCACGAGGCGAACGGGGAGATGTCCTTCAGCCGCTTGGTGCCCTTGGCCCCTTCGGACCACGCCTTGAGCGCGGCACGCGCGTCGTCCAGCTCCTGCGCCGTGACGTTCGCGGACTGCCACGCCGAGGCGTTGGCCCCGAACAGGAGGTCGAGGTCACGGGTGAGGTTGGGCCGCGCGAACAGCGGGACCATGCTCTCCTTCATGGCGAGCTGCACCACGCTCTCGTCTGGCGTGGCCTTGAGCGCACGGATGACCCCGCCACGGAGCATCATGACGAGGAAGTCCTGCGCCGTGATGGCCCCGTTGGCCTTGGTGTACCGGGAGATGATGCTCGCCGGGTCGAGGGTCAGCGCCGTCAGCGGGTCGTTGGCGATGGCGTTGATTTCTGCCACGGTGCCAGCGATGCGCCGCTCGTGGCGCTGGGGCATGTCCGTGGAGAGCGCGCTGTCCAGCGACGCGAAGCCCGCCGGGCGGTTGCGGACGCCCCGGGCCAGCATCTCCGGGGAGAGCTTCCCGGCAGCGAGCAGGTTCCGGGAGACCGGGATGTGCGGGATGTACTGGTTGACGCCCCAGTCCTTGAGCATCCGGAGCGGGTCGGCGATGAAGTCGAGCCCGTGCTGCACGAACATGCGCTCGTACGCCTTGAGCAGCCCGTCCATCTCCTCGACGAGGGGACGGATGTCGTCGCTGATTTCCCCGTACCGCTTGCCCAGCGTCTGCGGCGTGACGCCCTTGATGGCCTTCCCGAACGTGTCGCGGGTCGCCACGGGCACGTCACGCAGCGTGAGGAACGCCGCTTCGAGCGCCTGCTCCTCCGTGAGCCCCTGCGTGAGGCCACGGAACCGGGACCACAGGGCACGCTCCCACGTGTCCAGCTCGCGGAGCTTGAGCTTGCCCGTGCTCTCCGTGGGCGGGTTGAACCGGAGGTAGTCCATGGCGGCGTCCACCGCGCTGTTGCGGTCAGGGGACACGGGGCCAAGGGTCCGGCGCACGGCCTCCGTCGTGATGGACCCATCTGGGCCTACAGCCACGAGTGCGTACCCGTCCTGCGGGCGCGGGCTGGTCTTCAGCGTGGCGATGTTGTCGGCGGTCACGCCCGCGAGGTCCGCCTCGGCGACGTAGTAGACCTTCGTCGGGTTGGTGACGGGGAGGTCCGTGGACGCCCGGAAGCCCTGCGGGATGGCCTCCGGGATGCGGAGCCCCGCCGCTGCGCGGCTCTCGGCCAGCACCTTCTGGGTCTCCGCCAACGCGGCTCCCCGCGCGCCCATCTCGGTGGCGATGCGCTGCGCCGCGCCAACCTTGGCCGCGCCGGGCTGCGTGCCGATGAGGTGCTGGAACGCTTGCTGGAGGTCACCCGTCGTCTGGGAGACGTAGCCGGACATGAGCACGTGCCACGCGGACTGGGCGCGCTGGTACGACGCCTCCGCCGCGACCGCCGCGTCCTTGGTGTCCCGGACCATCTGCTCCGCACGGGCCACACCCGCGCGCGCCTTGCCCAGCAACGCCGCTCCCGCGCGCCCCTTGACCCGGTCCATGGCGGCTTGCACCGCCCCGTTGCGCGCGTCGATGGCGTCCGACAGCAGGCGGTCCGCATCATCCACCGAGAGCGCCGCGCGTGACACGAGCCCGTCGGGCGCGACCGTGTGCTGGGTGTAGGTCCAGTATGCGCGACGCGCCTCCTCGTTGGTGCCCACCGCGAGCAGGTCTTCCACGCGGGAGAACGTCTCCGAGAACAGCGTCGGCTTCTCTTTGCCGAACCCGAGCAGGTCCATGACCGTGTTCGTGAACTTGCTCCACATGGACTGTGGCGTGCCCGTCAAGTAGGGGTAGGGCGTGTCCTTCAGCAGCTTCTGGAAGCGGGGGTTCGAGAACGCTTCTGCGATGAACTCGTGCGTGTTGGAGATGCCGTACTGCCCATAGAACCTCGCGTCGTTACTCGCGATTTCCCATAGCTCATACAGTCTTCCTGCCGCCTTGGAGAACTTGGCGGTCTCTGCCGTGGCGTTGCTGGTGCCCGCGAGCTTCAACCCTGCTTCGAGGCGGATTTGCGTGACGTTGTGCAGGACCTCGTGGAGCATGGTCCGGGTGAACCATGGGTCCGATGCGCTCGTGGTGACGGGCATGGTGCTGCCCTTCATGAGGACAAACCCGCTCTCCCCCGGAGCTGCGGGGTACGCCGACCACGCCAGCACGCGCCTGTTCTTGAGGTTGTCCGACCACCACTGGGCGGGCGAGGAGACGCCACCCTGCGCGATGGTGAACTGAGCGCGTTCAACCTCACCTTCCAGCCCGATGAGGTGGTCGAGGATGTACTTGTCGGCTTCCGACACGCCGGGCTGCTTCG